CGACGCCAAGCCAGTTGAGCCCGTCCTCTACAGTGTATCTCTCAGCCATCACTGCCCCCGTGTTTTGGAAAGGGCGGCGTCGATGCGCACCAGATCAGCTTGCGCCAGTTCCACAATCGAGGCGTCGGCTTGCGAGAAATACGACTTCCGCTCGGCAGCGTCGGCTACCCAATCGCGGACGCTTTCCAGCGCCTTCAGCAGATCAGGCGCAGCGGCGATCAGGCGGGCGTTGGCATAGCTCTCGTCCTCGCTGCGGTGCCTGTCCGGCATGTGCAGCGCGCAAATCTCTTGGGCGTAGTGCGCCAAGTCGTAAGCATCGTCCTCGGCACCGCCAATCGGGCGTTCAGCGTGCGCGAGTGGCACGACATAGGCGAAATGGGGATGGACGCACCACGGCCCCGGAGTCGGGTTCGCTTTAGGCATTACGACTCTCCGCGCTTTGGTGGTTCGGATGTGGAGACTTCCACAAGCTGGCTTTGATCGCTTCGCTATGGCGTTCGCCTCGTGAAGTGCGCCCGTACCGCTCGCGGTCGTCAGCATTTTCCTTCGGTGTTCCCCACGCGAGATTCCACGCCGCAGGGTTGGTCTTGTCGCCGTCAAGGTGGCGAACCTCATGGACAGGCGAGGGGCGCGACGGAAGAAAATCGCGGGCTACAAGCCGGTGAACCGCTATGCGCTTCCGCTTGCCGTTGATCATGAGCCGTACCGAAGGGTATCCGTCAGCGTTCGGCGTTTGACACATCAGTCGTTCGCCGTAGCCCCGCCAATTGGACGCGACCGAAAAGACGCGCCCCTCGACGGTGACTCGATAACCGGGTGTGCGCGGAATCTCAGCCATCTCACGCAGCCTTTCTGCTAGGTGTTGCCAGCGCCGCAGCGATGTCGCGTGCGAGCTTCGTTCTTTCGCCGTTGATGGGGCTGGGGTGGGTCATGCGGCGCCCATGGGAACAGCAGCGCGAACAAGCTCAGGCACCTTGGCGCAAAGCACGTCCTGAGAGCGGCTGCCGTCGTCGGCGATGTACGCCGCCTCGCCGAACATCTCGCCGATCTGAACAACGAGCCCGCGGTAATATTCTTCGTTGCGAGAAAACATCGCAGCCGACTCGACCCAAGCGTTGCGCTCGGCTATTGCCTGTTCAAGCGTCTTCGGCGTACCGAGTTGGGTGATGTAGTCGGCGGGGTGCGGCGTATCTGCCGAGCCGCTGAAATCCTTGACGTCCATGGTCTATTCCTTCCAAATCGGGTAAGGCTCGGCACCGCGAGCAAAAGCAGCCGACCATCCGCGCTGATCGCTCCACCACCAGTCGCGGAAAGCGTCGGGATCGAGCACCGCATCGCACTGGACACACTCGCCGTGGTTCGTCTCGACATGCTCTTCGCAGGACGGGCACCAGAGCAGTTCCACCAGCGCTTCGGGGGATAGGTGCCAGTTCATGATGCACCTGCGCGGGCAAGGGCGGCGGCCTCGCGCAGCTTGGCAACTACTTCGGCTTGCGTGCGGCGCGGGCGGTCGTTCCAATAGCCAATTTCCTTCCTGCCGATCACCTTGCGGACGAAGCGGTGAGCGCCTTCCGGAGTTTGGAAAGGGAGCCCTGCGGCACGCTGGATCGCACCGGCTGCGCAGAAGCTCACTGCGCGTCCGAGTTCGTTGGACGTAAGGATGCACCCCCGCTCATCGCGGCCGAGCACGCCCTGCGTCCAAGCGCCTTCCGGCTCGATCAGATCAGCCGCAGCGTCCAGTATGTCGGCGATGGTGGGGGAGGTCGGCATTATGCGGAGACCCCAAGCCATTGCTTCGCAGAGCAAGAGCAATCGCTCTGGTGGCAGGTAGCGCAGCAACCAGCGGCGATCGTCGAAACCGGTTTGTAGTGACTTTCGGGACCCGTGCGGCCCGTGCCGCTCACAATCCACGGATCGATTAAGGGCGGATTGTGCTCACCGCGATAGTCGTCACGGAACCAAATGTGGCGCTGATGCCAGCAACCCGCCGCATCCCGCGCCATCTGGATGTTGTAGCGCATGCCGCCGTTACCGACGATGCCAGTCTCGTACTGCGGCGCTAGCTGGATTTCCGCCATCGTTCGCTCCCTTCACGTTTCCGTGTTGAACTCTCATCCTCGGGACGGGCGCGGGGGATTGGCGCCCGTCCTCTGGATCATGCTGCGATTCTTTGCTGCCCAATCTCCGTCAGAAAGTGCTGGCGGATCGGCTCGCTGGCTTCACGCCACGCCTTGCGCAGATTGGTAAGCTGCCGTGACGCCGCTGTGTTGGGACGGCGAGGACGTTGGCTGACGGCGCGGCGAACAGCGGCCTTGGTCGGCTCTTCACCAGCATCAAGTGCGCCGTCGAGCGTGCGCCGGATAATGCCCGGTTCGGCTTCCTCAGCGTCCCTGATCTGCCTCGCCTCGTGGACCTCTTTGTGCGTCAGGCCGACGTCTGACGCGGAAACCGCTTCCGCATTGGAAGTGGTTTTGGCATTGTTCGGGGCCTTGACTTCGCCCCGCTCCTGCGCAGCGTCGTATTCATCGGCGAGACGGCGCTTGGCCATCGCCTCGATTTCCAGAGCGTCGGCCTGTGCCCGGTGCGCCTTGGCGATCAGCTCGTCATGCGCGCCCTTGGCCTTGGCGAGACGCGCCGCGGCCTTCGCTGCGGAATAGGCAGCGGTGGCCGTGTTGCGTGCGTCGAGAACCTCGGCGGCAGAAGCGGCGCTCGCGAGTTGCGACGCGGCTTTCTGAACGAGGTCCGGAAGCGAAGGGGTGGCGACGGCGGGGAGCATTAGTCGAGCTCCGGAAAGTGTCCGAGCACCTTCGCCTGCTTGAGGGGCTCGCCCGCGCGATGCTTCACCCAGCCTCGGAAGATGATTTCGAGCTTAGGTCCGCGTGTCGAGCGACCGAGCGAAAGCAGGCCATCGCGCACAGCATAGGCCGGGGTGTCGCGGCTGAGTCCGTCGCCCATGCAAACGCGATCCATGAACGCCTTCGCATCGACGGGATTAACATCGTTCAGCAGGTAGAACGCCGACCCGATCACGGACGGGGGGCAGAACGACTTGGTGTATTTGTGCATGCTCATCGCGTATCGCGCGGCCTCGGCGATGGCGGGATCGCGTTCGGCGCGCTGGCGGACTTGGGTCGCAGTGACTTCTTTCTCGCGGTAAAGGCAGGCGCCGCGCTCGCGCTCAATGGCGATGATGATGCGAGCGATACCAGCGGCGGCGGCGCTGTTCTCCATGCCTTCCATGCCGAGATAGTCGGCGGCGGTTCGGGCCGCGCCCTGATCGACCGTCAGCCGCGTATCGCGTTCGACGCCGAACACAAACAGCATCGGGGCGGTGAAGTTCGCCTCGACCATCGCACGCAAGCGATGCTGCCCGTCGTTAATCAGGCCCTCGCGGGAAATGATGACCGGCTCGCCGTTGAACGCCCAGCGCCCGGCCCGCATGTCAGACTCGTATTGGGCGACCTTGGTCTGGCGAATGTTGCGGTTGTCGGGGTTGCGTTCGAGAAGGACGCTGGCGAGCCCCGGAGTGAGGGTCGTTGTCGCCGAGAAAACTTCGCGTTCCCCGCGGGCGATGCATTCGTTCAGCCAATTGACTGTGCCCGCCTCGGGCGCCTTCGGCAGCTTCGCGACACTTGCCATGCTCAGTCTCCCTTCGCCTCTGTGGCGTTGGGAGGACTATGTGTGAGATTTCACACGCCGTCAATACCCGACGTGTGATTTTTCACATTTTCTTTTTCAGGGGCGTCTCGGCATGACGAACAGAACGGGCGAGGCCCATACGACTTCGACGTTTTCCATGTCGGCCGCATTGAGTGAGCGCAGGGTGTAGCGCGCAGGCTGAGAACCCGGCGCGAGGATTTTCAGGTAGGTGCCGCCATCGCTGAGATGAATCGCGCAATAGCGTCCGAGATACTGGGGCAGCACGCCTTCGTGATCGCGACGCACATAGATGATGTCGCCGGGCTCGTACTTCGGCAGCATCGATTCGCCGATGACTTGGAGCGCCATCATTCTGCCTGGCGCTAGCGGGGGCCTCGGCACCGTCTGAAAGTCGTGCTCTTCGCTGAAGTAGGCAACGGCTCCACCGGCCCCAATGCTGCCGAGCAGCGGTACCCGTTCTGAGCCGCTGATTTCCTCGAACGGCATTTCCAGCGCTTCCGCAATCTTGTGAAGCGTGCCGATGCCGGGATTGTCGGTCTTTTCCAAAAGGTCGCGAACCGATGTTTGACCAACGCCAGCCCGTGCTGCGAGCCCGCGGCGACTGAAGCCCTTGGCGATCATCTCGGCCTCGATCCTAGCACGGATTGCGTCGATATCGAGTTGCGCTCCCATGCGCGCTATATCACACAGAGCACGCCCTACTGGGGACTGGCGAAATATCATTCGCGGTGGCACTTGACCGTGTGAAATCTCACACATATGATGCGCCGTCATGGACGAGCTGCTTACCGACATCGCTGCCTTCCTAAGCGCCCGCGGAATGAAGGAATCCGCGTTTGGCGACGCCGCGCTGGGAGATCGGCATTTCGTGCGTCAGCTTCGCGCTGGCAGGGAACCGCGCCGGGCAACGGTCGAGAAGGTCCGCCGCTATATGGCGGGCGCAACCGACGCAGAGGCGGCATGATGCCCCCGTCAGCGATCCTTGAGAAACAGCGGCCCTCGCTCGCTAAGCTTGACAACTTGCGCCCCGTTCGCGGTCTGGAAAGCCGCGACCATACGGCTGAAGCTTTCGTATGCCGCCAGCATCGTTTCAGGCGATCCGCGCAATTCGAACTCGCAAGAGCCGCTTCTGATCCTGCAAACAGGCCGGTCGCCTCGCAAGCTGAACACGGCTTCATCGACCCAATATCCCGGTACGCCCTCCATCGGCCCACTCCCTCCTGCGCAAAGGAGGGGTCCGAACCGAGCGTCGGCACTTGGCCCGCGCCAAAGCACAAGAGGGCGATGTTCCCGCGCAACGTATCATATGTCAATCTGGCGAATGGTCCATTTTGCGCGCTAAATAACGTTAATCGCTTGTTTTTCATGCGCTCTGCTTGCGCGGTGCCGTCGTGAGCGGCCCCCTTTTCGCAACCCCCTCGCGCGCGTCCTCCCCTCTGCGCGCTGAGCACACGGCCCGAGCCCGCCCCCCCTTTCACGGTGTCTCGGGCCGTGGATGCTGGTCCGATGTGACCGGCCAGATTGTGGGGGAGGGGTAGATGGGCGCGTCGCTTCGCGAACAGGCTCTCGTGAACCATGCCGCTGCGCGTCATGGCCCTTCGGGCTTCGATCCTTCGCGCGTCTCGGCTCGCCTGCGCGCCCTCGCCGAGGAATGGTTCGAGTGCTGCGGCGATATTCACGAGCCGCTGATCGAGGCCGCAGAAACAATCGAAGCCATGGCCCGCGAACGGGACGAAACCGGTTGGCTGATCGAAGAGCGGTTCGGCGACATAACACACTGGATCGCGCTCACCGAAGATAAGTGGCCCATGACTAAGCCTAGGGCTGGTGGACGGATCGACCAATACCGCTCCCCGGTCCGGCGCTCGAAGGACGCCAACGACGCCATTCGCTTCGCGCGCCAAGGGGACGCGGAGGCCTTCATCAGGCTGTTTGATCGGTTCCTGCTGCACCCTGTTGCAACTGAGCACATGTGGCCCGCGCAAGGGACTAGCGCCGGAACGGCTGAGACGCCGCAGGCGGCTCAGGGCGAAGCCCGCAGGCCCGGTCCGAAGGATGCGCACAACCCTGATCCTCATCACTCACACCCGGGGCGCATAGGGTGAGCGGGATCGTCCTCATCGGGCTTGGCTGCCTCGCCTTCGCGCCCGTGCTCATTCTCGGGCTGCTCGCCTGGGCTGCTGCACTCATGCCGCCGATCGACGGCCCGGAAGAGCCCCATCCGCTTCACAATGAGTCCAATAGGTTGGGCGTCGGTTTCCATGGGGAGGGCGTATAGTCATGCCGTCCCCGACCGTACTCCGGATAAACGAAACGGAAGAGCAAGAGAAATACCGCACTGCGGTGGCGCGGATCATCGTCGATATTCAGCGCGATTTCTACCTTTCCGACCGCGAGCTGGCGAACACGATCGACGTAACCGAAGAGACGATCAGCAACACCCGCAACCGCAAGTCGAGCCTCAAGGCGGTCTATCTCAAGCGCTTGGGCGAAGCGTTCGGCCCCGAGCGGCTGGACCCGTTCCTTGCGCTGCTTGGCGGTCGCTACGTCCCGGTCAACGACGACGAGCACTGCGATACCGAAGCCTTGGCCGCCATTCTCGCTGTGGCGCACAAGATAGCTGACGGCATGCGCGAGGGCAAGATTCCGCACAAGCCGCTGCTCGACATGCAGCCCGAAGTACAGGCCGCGTTGAAGGCGCTGACAGCCCTTACCGTGCGCGCCGAGAAAGTGAGGGCAGCCTAATGCCCCTCCAAACCGGTACCCCGCGCGATGAAGGCTCCGCGTTCCGCATCGGCAAACGCGAGGACGGCGGCTCGTTGCGCCGGTTCAAGACGCCTAAGCCCAAGGGCGCGCGCGTCGTGCTTCCGGACAGCCATACGGCATCGCGCAACGCCACAACGATCTTTCCGTCGCGGGTCTTTCACTCGTCCACGGTCGGCCGCGTGCTCAAGTCCGGCGCCAATGCGAGCAAGATCGGCAAGGCCGTCACCAAGGGCAAATGGAAGGGCTTCCCGATCTACACGCTCACCCTGGAAGAGCGCGCAACCTGTCCGCGATCCTGCCAGCAATGGGCGAGCTGCTACGGCAACAACATGCACATGGCGCAGCGCATCATCCCCGACAAGTGGTTCGAGCGCGTGCTGTGGGAAGAGCTTCAGGCGCTTCAAGGCGAATATCCTCGCGGGTTCGTCGTGCGCCTCCATATTCTCGGTGACTTTTTCAGCGTCGAGTATGTCCAGTTATGGCAACGCGCGCTGGTGACATTCCCGGCGCTTTGCGTGTTCGGCTATACCGCCCGCGATCCCGAGGGCGAAATCGGCGCGCTTCTGCTGACCATGGCGTCGGATGGATGGGAGCGTTTCGCCGTCCGCTTTTCGGGTGCCGGGTTCCATTCGATGGGCTCGGAGGTCGTCGACAGCGCCGACGAGACACCGCATCTGGTCTGCCCCGCGCAGACCGGCAAGACCGACTGCTGCGCCACCTGCGCGCTCTGCTGGCAATCCGACCGCACCATCGCATTTCTGAGGCACTGAGCATGGCCCATGTTTCCGATATCGTGGCAGATTATCGCCGCCGAGAACTCCTCTCGCGCCTCTCCCGCATGGTCGCCGAGCGCAAGTCCAGTCCGGCTATCCGCAGCTTCATTTGCCATCGCGCCCCTCAACTCAAAGGCCCCCGCAAAACCCGCTTTCTCGAAGCTACGGGAGGGGAGTGAATGGAGTTCGAGCTTCCGATCCCCCCGAGCAGCAACAATCTCTTCGCCACCTACAATGGCCGGCGGATCATCAGCCGCGAGTACAAGGCCTGGCGCAAGGACGCGGGCGAAAAGCTCGTGGCGCAATATGCCGCCTATGACTCGCCCGAGGTTCTCAAGCCCGTGCACGTCCGCATCCGGCTCAATCTCAACCACCAGAGCGACATAGGCAACCGGGAAAAGGCGATCACGGACTTGCTCGTTGCCAAGCTCGACATGCCGGATGATCGCTACATCGATCGGATCGTAATCGAACGCGACCGGACTATCGACGCAGCCGTCGTGACGGTCGGGGAGGGCGCATGACTCCCCGTGTCCGCCAATATGTCCGCGAGGCAGCCAGCAACCACGGGATAGGCGTGCGAGCGGTCCTGGAGCGAACGCATCTGCCTGCGAGCAATGCGGCACGTGCGGAAGTGATTCTGCGCCTCCACGGCGACGGCTTCAAGAGCACGCAGATAGGGCCGTGGGTTCAGCGGGATTCCTCCACGGTGCGCTCGTTGCTGCGGCGGCGGAGGGTGGGATGAGCTGGCAGGCTCTCGCATGGGCGGCGAAGTACCGCGCAGGATCGGCCTCCGAGAAGCTGGTGCTGCTTGCCTATGCCGAGCGCCACAGCGAAGAAACCGGCTGCGCCTATCCCTCCGTCGCATGGCTCTGCGAGTTCAGCAGCCTCAACCGCAAGAGCGTCATCGCCGCTATTGGCCGTCTTGAAGTAGTCGGCGCCTTGGCTGACACCGGAGAGAGACAGGGCAAAACCCGGCAAATCAAGGTCTATCGGGTCAACCTCGAAACAGTACCGAAAGCGGAACAGTTCCAAGATCGGAACAGTACCGCTTTTTCCGCGAAACAGTCCCAAAATAGGGACACGGATACTGTCAAGGAACCTATCTCTCAGAAGGCTTCGCCTTCTTCGAGAAAGCGCGCGCGACAATCCGAATATCATCGGCTCCCCGAAGGTTGGGAACCCACTCGCCCCCTGTCCCTCGAAACCCAGGCCAAGGTCGATCAGTGGCCGCCTGGAAAGCTCTTCTGCGAGTTGGAGAATTTCCGGGCATGGGCTGTGAACGCGAAGGACGAGGACGGCAAGGGGCGCAAACGGGACTGGGATCAGGCGTGGGGCAATTGGCTGCGAGGAAAACACGATGACTGGGCGAAACAACAACCACGGCAATCAAGCAGTCCCGGCATTGGCAGAACAGCCGCTGCCGCGATTTCTGTCTTTGGTCCCCCCGCACGCCAAACGGCTGGACCCGAGGCTTCGGAGCTACGCCGGGCAGGCGCTGGCACAGGCTGACGAAAAGCTTGCCGCCGCGACGTCCGACGATTTCCGCCGCGAGCTGACGGCATGCCTCGCCCTGGTCGCGCCAACCGGCATGACGCAGGACGACCGCAACGAATGGCTCAAGGTCGCGTGGGGGACCCTCGCCGGCATCCCTGCCGACTTGCTCGCCATGGGGGCCTCAGTCGCGCGCCGATGGGCCGATCATCCGTCCAAGATCGTCACGACGATCCTGCGCGAAGTCGAGCCGATCTGGAATCAGCGCAAGGCGGATCGATCGCGCGTGCTCGATGCCATCGCCAAGATGGAGCCCGAGCCCGACACTGAACCTCGCTGCACACCCGAAGAGGCCGAGCGCATCCGCAAGCAATGCGGGATCAAATATCCCGACGATACCGTCACTCGCGAGAACTACATCCCTGTAGAGCAGCGCCGCGCCCCGACGCGAGCTGAGTATCTCGCGATGGGCGTCAGCGCCGATACGCTAGACGCCATCGAAGCGGAAGAGATCGAACGCAAGGCCGCGAAACTCGCCGCCCAAGAGATGGCAGCATAATGGCGAGAGGACATTTTCTTCCGAACGGCGACTGGCAAGCCCAAGGCTACGTCGTTCCCGCGGCGGTGTTTCTCGTGTGGAAGGACCAGGGCGAGAAGATCAAGCGGGACATAGCCGCGACGTTCGCCGCGATTCGGGCAGAACGTGAGGCAGAGCGAAGGCATCGCGCACAAGCCGAGTCCGCGTTTCGCTGGTGTTCGAACAACCTGTTTCCCCATGTATGGAAGCCGGCGGAAAGTGAGCAATCCCAATGAGCAGAGGACGGCCGAAGCTGGTAATGACGCACCGCAGGCAGCAGGTGGGTAGGCCCGCGCGCCGCCGCGAACAGATGCTCGATTATGTACGTAGCATAATCAACCAAGACGGCATCGCTCCGTCTTATGGGATGATATGCGCGGCCATCGGCATTGCCACCCGCCAAGAGGTCAGCCGCATGGTTCAGGCAGCCGAGCGCGCAGGCGAGTTACGGCGTGTCGGCGCAGGGAAGGTGAGGCGCATTCAGCTCGAATTATGCTAACTATTTGGCGCATCCAAAATGCCATAACTACCCCGCCGAGCATTAGTCACGAAAGGCTCGGCAGATATGGGCGATGCCGCCCTAACCGACAAACCGCTGAAAGACGGGAAGGGCCGTTTCGTAACGGGCAATATCGGCGGCGGCCGTCCAAAAGGCGCGCGCTCCAAGCTCGGCGAAGCCTTCATCCAGGCAATGCACGACGACTTCCAGAAGCATGGTCCGGAGGTTGTCGCCAAGGTTCGCGACGAAAAGCCCGACCAGTACCTCAAGGTCATTGCGTCGATCCTCCCCAAGGAGTTCGAGCTCGGCGAAGAGACGCAGGATATTCTGGCGACGCTGCTTGGCCGCATTGACGGCCGCACCCGCGCCGTCCTTCCCAATGCCGAGACAATACAGTGAGCGCTTCTACCGACGAGCTTGCCTTGATGCAGAGATACGGGGGGTCTCTGGCAAAGGTCCGTCGTGTGAAAGCGGCGCTGGTGGCAGAAGCGCACCGCATCGCGCTGGCCCAAGTCAGTGAGTTGCGCCAGTGAGCGCTGCACTCGCCCGAGCTGAGGAGTTGTTCAGCGATCGTCGCTGGCGGCTCAACAACCTCTACACGATCAAGGACAAGCGCGGCATTGCGATACCGTTCCGCCTCAACGCTGCGCAGGAACAGCTATTCGACCAGTTGCACACGCTGAATCTCATTCTCAAAGCCCGCCAGATGGGCTTCACGACGTTCATTCAGATGTTCATGCTGGACGCCTGCCTGTTCAACTCGAACACGTCGGCCGGCATCGTGGCGCACAACCGCGAGGACGCAGAGGCGTTCTTCGACGACAAGATCAAGTTCGCCTATGACAATCTCGACCCCGACATTCGCCGTGTCGTTACCGCGACGCAGGATAGCGCCAAGAGCCTGACATTCTCCAACGGCAGCAGAATCCGCGTCGGCACGTCGCTGCGCTCGGGGACGTTTCAATATCTCCACGTTTCTGAGTTCGGCAAGACGTGCGCGCAATTCCCGTCGAAGGCGAAGGAGATCGTAACCGGCGCGTTCAACGCTGTGGAGGCCGGGCAGTTCATCGCCGTCGAATCCACCGCCGAAGGGCAGGGCGGCTATTTCCACGACATGGTGATGAACGCCAAGCGCCATGCCGAGATGCAGCGCCAGCTCACCACGCTCGACTTCAAGCTGCACTTCTTCCCATGGTGGCAAGACCCGTCCTACGCACTTTCGTCTGAAGACGCCGCCAAGGTCACGTTGACCGACAAAGACGATCGCTACTTCGACGAACTCGCGCACAAGCACGGCATCGATCTGACGCCCGAGCAAGAGGCTTGGTACGTCAAGAAGCTGGAGACGCAGCGCGCCGAGATGAAGCGGGAATATCCCGCGACGGTGGAAGAGGCGTTCGAGGCATCGATCGAAGGCGCCTATCTCGCGGAGCAAATGGCGAAGGTGCGCAGGGAAGGGCGTATCTGCCGCGTTCCCGTCGAGAATGTCCCCGTCGACACGTTTTGGGATCTTGGTGTCAATGACGATATGGTGATCTGGTTCCGCCAGCGCATCGGCCCGGAACATCGCTTCGTTGATTATTACGCCAACTCAGGCGAGGGGCTTGAGCATTACGCCCGCATCCTGAAGGAGCGCATCCAGGAACGCGGCTTTATCTACGGCACGCACCATCTGCCTCATGACGGCAAGGCCCGCCGGCTCGGTTATGAGGCCAAGACCGTCGAGCGGATGTTGAACGAGCTTGGGGTGAGGCCAACGCGCGTTGTGCCCCGCATATCAAGCGAGCAGCGGGGTATCGAGGCGAGCCGGGCTTATCTCGCGCGCTGCTGGTTCGACGAATCGCGCTGCGCCGAGGGCATCAGGTGCCTCGATAACTACCGCAAGGAATGGGACGAAGACCGCGGCGTCTTCAAGGACCGCCCGCGGCACGACTGGGCAAGCCACGGCTACAAGGCGCTGGAGACGGCTTCGGTAGCGCGTGAGTACGACGAAGCCGAGGAAGAGTCCTACGTCGGCGATGACGGCCGCAACCCGGTGACGGGCTACTGAGATGGCGATCCGCACAAACTCCCCAAGTGCCATCAGGGCTAGTTCCGGAAAGCCTGAATTGCGCGGCGACATGCTCGTTCTGGTCTCGGCGCCTGGCATCAAAACCTATGCCATCACGTTGGATGAATTGAAGGAGTGGCTAAGCCGTGGCTGAAGTCGCACTCCTCGCCGAAGAAGAAACCGAGCGCCCCGACAAGCGCGATGAGCCGCTGACCTTCGGCGACATCTTCGCGCCTGGCGTCAATCTCGCCGACTTCCTGCCCGACAGCGAGCTTACTCGCATCGGCCAGCTTGTCATCCGCGACGTGGATATCGACGAGAAAAGCCGCGAGGACTGGTGCAAGCGCTACGACCGCTGGCTCGACGTGGCCATGCAGACGCGCGAGGCCAAGAACACACCTTGGGCCAATGCGTCGAACGTCAAATACCCGCTGCTGACGGTCGCGAGCATTCAGTTTCAGGCCCGCGCCTATCCGGCGATTATCGACAGCTCCAACTTGGTCAAGGGCCGTGTGCTCGGTCCCGATCCGGATGGGACGAAGCGAGCGAGAGCGGATCGCATCGGCCAGCACATGACGTGGCAGCTTCTCTACCGCATGCCCGGTTGGGAAGAAGACACTGACAAGCTGCTGTTGATGCTTCCGATCACGGGGACGGTGATCCGCAAGACGTTCTACGACTCGATCGAGAACGCCAACCGCTCGGAGATGATCCCGGCGAAGGATTTCGTCATCAACTACATGGCGAAGAGCCTGGAAACCGCGCCTCGCTATACGCACGTCCTGCATCACTACCCCTATGAGGTTCAGGAAAAGGTCGCGGCTGGGCTGTGGCGGGACATTCGGGTCGAAGCAGACTCAGACGCGGCCAACGACGATGAAGACGCAATCGTCGATTTCTACGAGCAGCACAGGACGCTCGACCTCGACAAGGACGGATACCCTGAGCATTACGTCGTCACGACCAACAAGGAAGGGCAGGTTGCCCGCATAGTCCCGTGCTTCGGCCCCGAGGACGTGACGGTCATGTCTCCGGCGCTGGCGAAGAACGTCAAGCTCTCGGAAATCGTGGAAGAGGGCGCGGAGTTTCCTGAGGGCCTCAAGATCGTCCGCATCGGCCGCAGGCAGTATTTCACCAAATACGGCTTTCTCCCCGCCCCCGATGGTTCGTTCTACGATGTCGGGTTCGGAGCATTGCTGGACGACATCACCCAATCGATCGACACCAGCATAAACCAGATGCTCGATGCCGGGGCCTTGCAGAACGCGGGCGGGGGTTTTCTCGGTGACGGCGTCAAGATTCTCGGCGGGGAGAAGGGTTTCCGCCTGGGCGAGTGGAAGCGGATCAGCTCACCGGGTGGGCTGCTCAAGGACAACATCGTCCCGCTTCCGGCCGGCGGCCCCTCTGCCGTGCTGTTCAATCTGCTCGGGATGCTGATCGAAGGTGCTAAGGACATCACCGCGGTACAGGACGTGATGGTAGGCGAGGGTACGGCCAACCAGCCCGCGACCACTACTCTTGCGCTGATCGAACAGGGCCAGAAGGTCATGTCCGGCATCTTCAAGCGCATCCACCGCGCATTCGGCTGCGAGCTGCGGATTCTGCGCAGGCTTAACCGCGACTATCTCGACGAAGAGGAATATTTCCAGCTCAACGACGCTGAGGACGCAGGGCAGATCAGCCGCGAGGATTATGCGGACGAAGACCTCGACGTGATTCCGGTGAGCGATCCCAACGCCGTCAGCGACATGCAGAAGATGGCGCGGGCGCAGGCGTTGATGATGTTCAACGGCGATCCGCTGGTCAACCAGTTGGAGATTCGGCGCCGCGTTCTGGAAGCGATCGGCGAGCGCGATACGAAGGTGCTGCTGGAGGTCCCGCCGCCCGCGCCCGATCCCAAGGTCGTCGAGATGGGCGCCAAGCTCGATATTGCCGAGAAGGACGCCGAGACGCGGCAGATCGCCGCGAAGGGCTCCGCCGCGAAGTCCGTCAGCGATGCCGCAATCGCTCTGGCGAGCGTCGGGCTGTTGAGCGACGCCGCCGCGCTCGCGCAGGCTGGAACCGACTTAGGGCTAGAGGCCGCAACCGGAGACGAAAATGCAAATCCTCAACCCGGAGGAGTTCCAGCGATGGAAGGACCATCCGCTGACGCAGGAGTTCCTGAGCTACCTGGCGGCGCGCCGGGCGGACTTGATCCTGGCATGGGGCTCGGGTCGATCGATGACGGAAGCGGAGCAAGCGCAGGCGGTCCTGTTGGGCCGGCTGGCAGCGATCAGTTGTGACGACATCAAGGAGCAATACGAGCGTGGCGAGATACTTCATTAGATCAAGCGGCTGGGTGGAGGACGAAGCGTTTTTGCCCGATCCCGGCCCGCTGCCATCGATCATCGTTTCCGAGCACGAGGCGATCAACACCGGGCTTCTCACCGCGGGCGGCGACACGATCATGCGCGCGCCAAACCCGATGGGATTCATATGGGAGCGCGAGTGATGGCGACGCAGCTTAAGACAGTTGATCGGCTCAACGCATCGGGCTTCGTGCCGATCGACAAGCGAGTGCTCGTTCTGCCCGACGAAGCACCGGTAAAGATTGGCTCGCTCTACATGCCGGACAGCAAGGTCGAGCGCGACAAGTTTGCACAGTGTGACGCCACGCTCGTTGCCGTGGGTGAAACGGCGTGGGCGGAGGCGACGAGCGAAGCCGCTCGCCACGGGTTGGAATTCACCGCTCCGGCAGCCGGCGACCGCGTGCTGATCCAGAAATACGGCGGCACGATGCTCGAAGGCCGCGACGGCAAGCAATACCGTATCATGAACGATGATGACATTCTAGCAAGGCTGAAGGACTGAACATGGCTACCCAATTGGCCGAACCCATCGAATCCGCACCCGAAGTCGCCGACAACGACACCGAGCAACAGTCTCAGGCTCCGCGCGATTTCGAGGCAGAGGCAAAGCAGCATGGATGGACGCCCAAGGACGAGTTCAAGGGCGATCCGTCGCGCTGGGTCGACGCCGAGACTTTCGTCACCCGCGCTGACGAAGTCATGCCGCTTCTGAAGAAGAAGACCGAGGTTCAGGATCGCGAAATTGCGGCGCTCAAGAAGGCTGTCAGCCAGCAGACCAGACTGCTGGCGACCGCCGACGAACGCGCGATGGCCCGAGCACTGGCCGATTTGAAGGCACAGAAGCACGAGGCGGTCGAAGCTGGCGACACCAAGGCGGTCGACGCGATCGACGAGAAGATCGACACACTCAAGGCCGAAGCTAAGGCGCCGGCCGCCGAGCCCGTCACGCTCGAACAGGCCGAAGAGGCCTATGCAGACTTCCAGCTCAAGAATCGCTGGTACGGCAAGGGCGCGCTGCCGTCTGCATCCGAAGTCGAAGCCGAGGCCCGCGTTTTCGCCGACGCGCTCGCGGCACAGAACAAGAAGAAGGCCGATTCGATGGCTCCGGCCGACTTCTTCGCGTGGGTCAGCGAGCAAGTGCACGCAGAATTTCCGGCCCTTACCGCCAAACAGCCTCGCCAGAAGCCCGCCAGCGACGTTTCGCCCCCGACCAACGGCCGCGGAGCCAGCGGCGTTGCCTCGTTCGCCAGCCTTCCCAAGGACGCGCAGCAGGCGTGCGACAAGCTCGCGCGGATGGGGGCCTTGCCAGGCAAGGATTTGGCCGAGCAGCGCGCCTATTACGCCAAGAACTTCTGAGGAAACCGATATGAGCATCCCCAAGCGCCGCGGCCGTCGTCCGAACGCCGCCATCCAGGCCAAGCTGCCTCCCAAGCCGGTCGAGACCGCGGCGGCAGAGACCGCCGCCGAACCCTCCAAGCGTCGCCGTCGCGCCAAGGTCGGGGGCCATGCGCTCAAGCTCCGAGCGCCCGAGCGCCCGGGCTTCGTGCGCCGCTGGGTCAACGATGACGGAAACCGTATTGCGGATGCAGAAGAACTCGGCTATACCCACGTGTCAGAGACCGACGCCGAGACACATTCGCCGGGCTCTCGCATTTCCCGCCGCGTAGGCACGACTGCGGAAGGGAAGGGCTTACTCTCCTACCTGATGGAAACCCCTGACGAGCTTTATGCCGAAGGGATCGCCGAACGGGAGGAGCTTCACCGCCAAGTTGACCTAGCCATCGTCAAAGGCGCCGACGCCACTGGCCAGCTCACATCCTCGGATGGGACTTACGGCCACGGTTCGATTCAGGTCGAACGCTGACGGCTGCTCTCTAGGCACCTCAAGCGCTCGGCAGAGCAAAGGGTGCCACGATGGCGAATACGGATATCCCCCGGGGCTTCATCCCCTCCGCTGGCCTTAGCGGGCAGCCGTACAGTGCTTCGATCACAATGTTCTCTACACCCGTCGGCGACGGCACCGCGATCTTCGTCGGCGATCCCGTCAAGCTGGCCGGCACGTCGTCGACCGTCAACGACGCGATCTATTCCGATGTGATCCAGGCCGCGACCGGCGATGTGATCCAGGGCGTCGTCGTCGGCGTGCTCGCCGATACGCGCGACAGCACGATCTACCGCGCCGCCTCGACCACGCGGCTGCTGTTCGTCGAGACCAACCCCAACACGCTCTACGAGATTCAGGAAGTGTCGGGCGGCACTGCTCTGGCGACGGCCGACATCGGCCTCAACGCCAACTTCGTGGTCGGCACGGGCTCGACCACGACCGGCTATTCCGGCGTCGAGCTCAACAACTCCGGCGAGGCGACCACCAACACGCTCGACGTGCAGATCGTCGGCTTCGTTAATCGTCCGGGCAACGTGGTCGGCGAGCACGCCAAATGGCTCGTTCGCCTGAATCGCGTCCAGTACGCCAACCAGATCGCGGGAGTGTAACCGATGTCCGTTGAAACCACCGGCAATTTCCCGAAGCTGCTCTGGCCTGGCCTGAACGCGGTCTGGGGGTCGAACTATACCGACCACGAGAAGGAATGGATTCATCTCTTCGAGCAGCAGGGCTCCGAGATGAATTACGAAGAGGACGTGGAGGAACCGGGCTACGGCCTGGTGCCGATCAAGCCGCAGGGCCAGTCGATCACCTACACCTCCACCCAGCAGCAGACGGTGACGCGCTATACGCACGTCGCCTACGGCATGGGCTTCATCGTCACGCGCGAGGAGATGGACGACAACCTCTACCTGAAGCGGGGCGTCGGGCGCGCCAAGAAGCTGGCGCGATCGTTCCGGCTGACGAAGGAAACGGTCGCGGCGAATGTCTACAATCGCGCGCAGACGTCGGGCTACAACGGCGGCGATGGCGTCGTCCTTTCGTCGACCGCACACCCGACGCTCAGCGGCAACCAGTCCAACCGCCTCGCCACCGCGGCCGATTTCTCGGAAGCGGCGCTGGAGGATTTGTGCATCCAGATCATGGGCGCCGTGGATTCGGTCGGCCTGCTGATCAAGCTCCAGCCCAAGACGCTGCTGATCCCGCGCCAGCTCGTGTTCGAGGCCGAGCGCGTGCTCAAGTCCATGCTCCAGAACGACACGGCCAACAACGCGGTCAACGCGCTCCGGTCGACGGGCATGATCCCTGCGGTGAAGATGAACCATTTCTTCACCGACGAAGACGCGTTCTTCATCCGCACCGATGCGCCGGACGGCATGAAGATGTTCAACCGCGTGCCGGCCGAGTTCGCGCAGGACGGCGACTTCGACACGTCGAACGCCAAGTACAAGGGCTACGAGCGCTATTCGGTCGGCTGGAGCGACTTCAGGGGGCTTTACACAAATGGTATGGGTGCCTAGGGTACTTGACCAGTTAAACCTGTAGTAGTACAAAGGCCTCCGTTGGGAACTTCGGAGGCCTTTCCATGCGCGCCAAAACACTGAAAACGTGCACATTTTGCTCCAAGCAAGTCTATCGAATAGCGGGGCACGGGCTCTGCGCAGCGTGCTACTATCGCGAGAAGAAAAATGGCACGCCCGAGTACGTCAAAGTCCGCAAGCCGTGTTCGGTTGCCACGTGCTCAAATCTGAGCGTGGCCCAAGGCTACTGTGACATGCACTACCGGCGGTTCAGGAAGCATGGGGTGGCTGAGCACGAGCGATTTGACCGCTTGGGCCATATAAACGACCACCCCCTAGCGCACACATATTATTGGATCAGAAATCAGGCGCGTGCTGAGTTCCCAGAATCGTGGAAGGACTTTTGGCAGTTCGTGAGGGATGTGGGTGAACGGCCAACGCCAGAACACAAGCTTCGCAAACTGTCCCCCAAAGAGCCGTGGAGCGCGACTAACTTTCGCTGGGTGGCGCCGAAATTTGAAGGGCTGAAACACAGCGATGACCCGCTGAGATACTCACGCCTCATGGCTGCGGATCGCGTTGTCCAGCGTCGGCATAGTGTGGTGATGAAGGCTTACGGGCTTTCCGCTGTCGAATATGAAGCCATGAAAGCGGCGCAAGGAAATCGGTGTGCGATTTGCCGCGAAGAAGAGCGTGTGATGCATCGGACTCTTGGAACCCCGCGCGATCTGTCCGTTGATCACTGCCACAAGACTGGCGCAGTTCGCGCGTTGCTCTGTTCGCAGTGCAACGGCGGCCTAGGCAATTTCTGCGACGATCCGGAGCGTCTGCGAGCTGCGATAAAGTATTTGGAAGCCCACGCGACATAGGGTATATGGGCGCCACGGCCCTCTAGACATCCAGGGCATACCTAGCGTCGCCAGATCGGCGACGTTCGTATGAACGCTAGGATGTCACCATGGCCGCACCAACCCGTTTTCCCTCCGGCGTCACCAACGCCGAGCCCGGCACGACCACGGGCATGTACGGCGAGCCCGATCCGTCGCTCTGGCACACGTTCTTCGACGACTTCGATCGCTATGTCGCAGGCGATTGGACCGTCACCGAGACGGGAAGCGCGACGCAGGCATTGACCGATGGCGACGGCGGTCTGCTGCTGATCACCAACGCGGCAGCGGACGACGACGCGAGCTTCAGCCAGAAGGTCGGCGAGAGCTTCCTGATGGAGGCCGGCAAGCCGGCGCTGTTCAAGGCGCTGTTCAAGGTATCTGACGCGACGCAGAGCGATGTCGTGATCGGCCTCCAGGTCACCGACACGACGCCGCTCGATGCGACGGACGGGATCTACTTCATCAAGGCGGACGGCTCGGCGACGCTGACCGCGGTCTGTCGCAAGAACGCTACCACCGGCAGCACGTCCGCGACCGCCACTACGCTGGTCACCGACACCTTCGTCACGGTCGGCTGGTACTATGACGGCAAGTCCGCGGTGCTGGTGTTCGTCAACGACGCTCTGGTCACCACGCTCGACGGCTCGTCGACCTATCTTCCCGACACCGAATTGACCATCAGTTTCGGCATCCAGAACGGCGAGGCCGTCGCGAAGACGATGACGCTCGATTACGTCCTGGCAGCGAAGAAGAGGTAGCTATGACTGACAAGTCCGGAAAGGCAGCGAAGCCGAAACCCGATCTCGAAACGCGGTTCGCCATGCTGATCGCTCTCGCGCGCGCCAACGGCTGGAGCATTCCCAAGGAACTGGAATGAAGCGGCGGATCGAGGGTGAAGTGCGCGGGAGCAGCTACGTCATCCTCAACCTCGATGGCGGCGTGCTGAAGGAAATTCCGCTCTCCGAAGCGAGAGGGGATCGCAAATTGGCGGCGGCCATCAAGCGCAACGGATGGGAAGAAATCCCCGATGGCGGATAAGCGATTCACCAAGTCCGACTGGCTCTACGGGACCATCCTCTCGTCTGCCGGCAAGGACACGTTCATTCAGCATTTCGCGCTGGACGACGGGCTCGGCGCGATCCTGGGGACGTCCGGCAATCCGCTCAACGTGACGGGCGGCGGGACGCCGGGGGGCGCCACTGCGGCGAAGCAAGACGACCAGATCACGCAAGAGACGCTGATCAACGCGCGCCTTGGCGACATTACGACGCCCGCAGCGGGATCGGTCAATGCGCGTCTGGCTTCTGTGCTCGCCAAGCAACCCGCGCTCGGCACGGCGGGCACGCCATCGGCGGACGTCATTTCTGTTCAGGGCGTCACCAGCGGTACGCCGCTGATCATCGGCGGCAACGTAGCCTCCGGTGTTGCCGACAGCGGCAATCCGGTCAAGATCGGCGGCGTCTATAATTCGACCGCGCCGACGCTCGCCAATGGCCAGCGCGGTGACGTGCAGTGCAACACGCGGGCGGAACCGATCTTTCAGGTCACTTCGACTGCGATCACTCCGTCAGACGCGATCACGAATAACGCCGTCGGCATCGCCACCCCCGGCAGCCCGACAGCCGGACGCCCTCTATTGACGTTCCCTCTGCTTTGGGACGGCGCGCAGCATGTTCGCACGAAAGGCGATACGACAGGCCAGCGCACCGTCCCTTGCGCGCTTACCGGGACCGACCGCTCGATTGGTGTCACCGTCACCAGCCAGACGCTCATGGCGGCCAATACTGCCCGCAAGGGCTTCATGATCCGCAACGACACCGATACCGATGTCTGGGTTAATTTCGACGGCGCAGCGGTCGCGGCTGCGGGCTCCGGGAATTACAAGATCGCGATGAACGGCGGCCACCTTGAGCCGCCCGCCGGCCTTACCGGCACGTCGGCAATCACCGTCATTCATGGCGGATCGGGGACCAAGAACATTTCCGCAAGGGAGTGGTAGGATGTCGTACAACGCGCCGCCTCCCTCGCACATCGTCACGACGCAATATGCCCAGCCGACGACGGGCCAGACCGTTACCGCGAATCCCGGCGTCAACACGCTGTTCCTCGATCCGGCAGGCACGCTGGCGACTCTGACCGTCGTCTTGCCGGCGAGCCCGGTTGAAGGGCAGTTGTTTCGCGTCGCTGCGGCGCAAATCATCACCGCTCTCACGATCACGGGGACGATCGTCGGGACACTGACGACGCTCGCGCTCGGCGGCTTCGCGCAGTTCGTCTATTCCGCGACTGCCTCGAAATGGTTCAGGACGGGGTGACGTGCGCCGCCGCCGGCTTCCGGAACCTCAGGCGATAGACCCCGCCTCGGGGTTCAAGGTCCCGCTGTCCTCGCTGGTGAAGCAATGGGACGGCGAAATGGTCGATCGCCGCTTCGTCGACAAGCGCAACCCGCAGGACTTCGTGCGTGGAGTCAGGGACAATCAGGCGCTCCCGTTCGCCCGTCCCGAGCCCGAAGACAGTTTTCTCGCCGAGAACATCACGTTTGAGGATCAAACGCCGGTCATCCTTCAGGACGGCGATCCCCTGTTTGAAGAAGGGGAGACGGCTTCGCTATGAGCGTCACCTATAATCTGACCGCCATCGAGATTGTCGAAGCGGCGTTCAACACGCTTGGAATCGCCCAAGAGGGAGAGGCCCTGACTGACAGAATGGCTGCGGACGGAATGCGCGCGCTCAATCTGCTGGTCAAGACGTGGGGGGCTCAGGAACATCTCTGGACGCTGACCGAAGGCACGGTGGCGCTGGTGGCCGATACCGCGGCCTATGCGATCAGCCCCAAGCCAATGCGCGTGTTGTCGGTTCGCAGGCGCCAGAGCGGGATCGATACGCCGCTGGGCATGTTTTCGAGAACCGAGTATTTCGACCAGCCCAACAAAACGGCTTCTCCGTCAACGCCGGTCAATTTCTACTACGACCCGCAGGCCTCGACGGGGACGCTGTATCTGTGGCCCGCGCCCTCTTCCTCCGCAGCGAGCCAGTTCACCATCCACATGACGTATCTGCGGCGGATGAACGATCTGGTCACCAATGCCGACAATCTCGACATGCCGCAGGAATGGCTGGAGGCGGTCGTCTATAACCTCGCCGTCCGGCTGATGCCGCAATATCCGGTCAACGACCCGAACCAGGGCAAGCTGATCGTCGGCATGGCGGCGGACCTGTACGCGGGGCTCCAGGGTTGGGACAACGAGCCCGCGAGCGTGTTCCTCAAGCCCGATTTCGAGGGCATGCGTGCGTAAGCTCCTTCCCGCCCTCCAGCAGTCTGAGGGCCGCTCGAAACCATGGGGCGGCGCCGAACTCGTCAACGCGTTCGCCGAGCTGTCCGAAGGCGACAAATACGACGCTTTCGCAATCATGGCGCTGCCGGGGCTGTCGGTGTTCGCCAACATCTCTGCCTTGCCTGTCAGGGGCGTTCACCGGGTGATCGCGACGCTCTATGCTGTCATCGGAACGACACTCCACAGTATTTCGGCCGCCGGCTCCCCCACGAGCCTTGGGACCGTCGCAGGGAGCGGCCCTGTCCGCATGGTCGACAATGGGGCAGAAATAGCGATTCACGGAGGCGTCAATCAGGACACCGGCTATGTCCTGTCCGGAGGGGTATTGAACACCGCGATTCCCAATCTCCCGCAAGTTTCGGACGTTGCCTATATCGACGGCTATTTTGCGTGGACGGTGTACCAGTCCGACCAGTTCATCATTTCGGGACTGAATGCGGGATTGGTCTATGACCCGCTCGACGTGGCGACGGTCGAAGGCGCTCCGGATTATCTGGTCGGGGTTGTCAACGATCACAGGGAATTGCATTTTCCCGGCGTCGACACATGGGAAATCTGGTACAATTCGGGTGCCGCGGACTTTCCTTTCACGCGGCAGGGGAACGCCTTCATCGAGCGCGGCTGCGTCGACAAGAACAGCCTGATCAAGATCGACAATTCGCTGCATTTCGTCGGCGACGATCTGGTTATCTACCGGCTGAACGGTTATGATCCAGTGCGGATTTCGACACATGCGATCGAACACCGGATAGCTGGGGCCGCGTGGTTCCGCGCCTTCACCTATACGATCCAGGGCCATAAATTCTACGTGCTCAACACCGATGTAGGCTCTTTCGCCTATGACATGGCGACGGGAGCATGGGCAGAGCGCAAGTCGTTCGGCAGGGACAATTACCGCGTTTCCTGCGCCTGCACGGCTTACGGCGAAACGATTTTGGGCGATGCCTATACTGGCAAGCTCTATACTACGAGCTTCGACGTCGACACCGAGGACAGCGATCCGATCCCGGTCATCATCGAGATTCCGGGGCTGGCGAAAGGGCGTGAACTGGCGACGCTCTATGCCTTCGAAGTCTATTGCGAGACGGGCGTTGGGAATACAGCCGATCCGGACCCGCAAATCATCCTCCAGTACAGCAGGGATGGCGGCAGGCAGTGGTCGAACGAGCTTTGGCGCTCATTGGGTGCGGTCGGTGAATATATGACACGCGCCGTCTGGCGATTGGGGGTGCAGTTCCGCCAGCTTAAAATCCGGCTCCAGATGCCGAGCAAGACGCGGCGACTGGTCATTTCGTATTTCGCTGACATAAGATAGATGGCGCTCAACATCCCCCCTGCGCGAACTCCCGTGGTCGACAGCAACGGCCTCATGAATCCGGCCTGGTATCGCTACTTCGTGTCGCTGAACACGACGGCCGACGAAGCGCAGGCGGGAGAAGTGGCGACGCCCGCGGCGGGAGGCTTGCAGGGGGGCGGCGCGGTTGCGGACGGCGTGACGCTTTCGATCGCCGACAACGGCGTGACGCGCGGCATGCTCGACGAAGGCATGGCCTGTTCGGTCATTGGTCGCCATCAGGGCAGCGCTGGCGACGTTGCGGATATTACCGCCGACGCGAATAACCGTGTCCTGACTCGCGAAGCCGATATGCTGGCGTTCCGCAACTTCATCAATGGGGTGAGCATCGGGACAACGACCGCTGCGCCGTTGGTTCGCGCAGCCAGCTTCGAATCGACTGCCACGCCCGCAGCTTCGGGGGTGACGACCGACTGCACCATCCCGATCGTCACGGCTTCGGGAACCAAGTTCATCATGCTTTCGGACACCGCGACCTAGGCGAGCAAGGTCCAGACTACGCGCCGCGCCCACATCGGCAGCGACTTGAACCAGGGGCGCCGGTCATAGGTGCCCTGGTCGTTCAGGATGTAGCATAGTCTTTGCACAAGCGGCGGCATGCGTGCATCCTATCGTTGCACCCGCGCCCCGTCTAGGGTATGCAGGGCGCGCGAGGCAGATGCTTGCGGCTGACCGGGCCGCAGTTCGCACCAGACAACGGTCGATTAGCCAGTCTGGATGCCGATGGTTCGCGACGCTAGCCCTGCCGATATTCCCGCAATGCTCGGAATGGCGGAACGCTTCATAGCCGTGGCGTGGGCGCGCGTCGGCGTGCCGATGGACCACGAGACTTGTGAAGCGCTGCTCACCGGCCTGATGGCCGCGGAAGAGGGCATTCTGCTCGTCAACGACGACTGCACGGCCATGCTCGGCGCTATGGTTCATCCGTGGCACTTTAACGCCAATATCCTGACCGCAACCGAGCTATTCTGGTGGGCCGAACCCGAAGCGAAAGACGCGCGCGCTCTATGGGCCATGGCCGAGGCCAAGGCCGAAGAAATGGGCGCGCAGACATTCAACATGGCTTGTCAGCACCACATGCGCGCGGAAGCCCTTGGTCGCCTCTATCAGGCGCGAGGATATGAGCCGAGCGAGCATATCTATATCAGGACGCTTTCCTGATGGTCGGGATCACCGCAGCGATCATCGGTTCGGCCGTGCTCGGGGCCGGCGCGCAGATCATATCCGGCAACAAGGCGGCGAAAGCGCAACGGAAAGCCGCCGACCAGCAAGTCGCGGAGGCGCGTCGCCAATACGATCAGGACCGCGAGGACCTTGCACCGTGGCGCACGACCGGCGGCGCGGCCATCATGAAGATGGGCGATCTCTACGGGCTCAATGGGACGGCAGCGGATACCAGCGGAGGGCCGGGTTCCTACGGCGGGTTCTTCGAATCGCCCGATTACCAGTTTCGGCTGGACGAAGGAAAGAAGGCGATTGAGCGTTCGGCGTCGGCGCGGGGAATGCTCGGTTCGGGTGCCGCTTTGAAGGCATCGAACGACTATGCGCAAAACGTCGCTTCCGGCGAATACGGCAACTGGTACAACCGGCTGGCGGGGATCGCGGGTGTCGGGCAGGCTGCGACGAATACAGGGATAGCGGCGGGGCAGGCGTCCACGAATAACATCATCAACGCCTATGGCGCGGCCGGAAACGCTCGCGCGTCAGCCTATGCCAACACCGGCTCCGCGATCAACTCGGGCATCAACAATGTCCTGAGCGCCTATCTGTTCAACAAGGGCGGCGGGTTCGGAAGCTGGGGGCCGGGAGGGTAGGATGGCAAATCCCTACGGCATCACCGAAGTCGACGTTCCCGGCATTCTCGGCGTGTACCATGGCGCGAAGCAGGCGCGCTTGCAGGAAATGCTGACGCATCGCCAGATCGAGCGCGAGGATCGCAAGGCCGAAGAAGAGGCCAAGCGCAAAACGGCGCTGGCGAAAGTGTTCGCGCGACCGCAGGCCCAACCGGGAGGAGGTGATCCAGCATCTAGCGGCGACGTGTTCGAACGGCGTCTGGACCCATCCTATGAGGAGCCCGCCGCAGGAGCCCCGCAGAGCCTCGTGCACCCGTCGAAGCTCCCGCCGCGCACGGACGGCCTCCAAATCAATCAGGAGGCGCTGAACGCGCTGTACGAATCCGATCCCGAGACGGCCATGCAGATTCAGAACATGGTCTATCAGGCGAGCGCGAAACAGTTCGAGCAGTTCCAGAAAAACGGGCTGGCGCTGGCGTCCATGGCGGAGGAATTGTCCAAGGTGCCCCAAGCGCAACGCGGGGCAGTCGTGCAGCAATGGGGGCCGCAGCTCGCGCAAATGGGCATTCCGGTCGACCAGTTGACGCAGGCGGACCTGTCGGACGCGGGGCTGGCGAACTATGCGCGCACGGGGCGGCTGATCGGTTCGATTGCGCGCGGCGGCAAGCTGGACACGCATACGGTGGTCGACGGCGCGATGGTGAATGACCGCACTCTCAAGGAAGACTATGTGTCGCCGATGCCCAAGGTCGTCACCGGGCCGAATGGCGAGATGATCCCGCTCTATCGTCCGGGCATGTCGCCGCCTGCTGGCGCGCCGAGCGGTTTCTCGGGAGCGGTCCCGCCTTCCGCCATCGAGTATTTGCGCAACAACCCGAATTTGGCCCCGCAATTCGACCAGAAATATGGGGCCGGAGCGGCGCAGCAGTATCTTGGAGGTGCGAGCCCGACCGGCTCGCGCACCTTTCCGTGAACGTGGGGAGCCTGTCGCCGATGGCCGCGCCGTGGCGCTCAGCGTCTATCCTGGGTTGCAGATCACCGGCAACCGACGCGGCGCCAACAGCGCGCTTGGCCGGAAGAACCCGGGCTCGTGGCACGTCCAGTCTGGCGCCGCGATCGACGCGCGCAGGATTCCCGGCATGACGTTCGAGCAGTATCTCGACGGCTACCGCGCCAAGGGCTTCAAGATACTCGAAGCGCGCGATGAATACACCAACCCGAGCGCGCACGCGACGGGGCCGCACTGGCATGTGGTGCTAGGCCAATGATGTTTGGACAAGACCAGAACCCGTTCGACCAGTTCGACGCGACGCCGGCAACGCCGCCGCAGGGCTTGCGCGTCGGTCCTGCGCTGACGCCTCCCAAGGTGCGCGAACCGACGCCACAGACGCCGACACAGGCTGCTACGGATGTCATTGATCTCGAATTGAAAAAGAAGCAACTCGCGAAAGGGGATACTCCGGAGGTTGCCGAGCAGCAGGCTTTGCGCCGCAGATCCGCGTTGGACTCGATAGTCGGGCAGATCAATCGCACTCAGGAGCTATACGAGCAGCGGATTCGCGGCGGCGGCATTGATCGTTTGTCCGTTGGTATCGGGCTGCCCGCCGTGCCGACAGAGGAAAATCGTCAATTCGAGTCCGCAGCGGCGGGGATGGCCGAGCAGGGGCTTTCGGCGTTTCGCGTTCCGGGCGTCGGCTCTCAGAGCGACGCAGAACTGCGCCAATTCGTGGAAGCCAATAAGCCAACCGCCAGCGACTTCGACGACGCAATTGAAGAAAAGCTTCGCCAACTCCGGGCGCGCGTCGATACCGAACGCGCCAGCTTGGGCCTCCCGCCAGCTCAGTGGACGGGTAAAGCCAGCCAACCCACCGGCTTTACCGATCCTACCGCAGTCCGCACGCCCACAAGCCGCGACGATAAGGCCGGTGCGGACGAAGAAGTTACTTTCGGGGATGAGGAAAAGCCGCCGCTCGGCAAGCGCCTGTCTGCCGCGCAGCGGGGGGCTGTCGAAAAGGCGCTGCGCGCGGGCGATGCCGGAGAGGCTGCCGCGCTGCTCACGCAATTTTCGGGAGCCCCGCCGGGAACCCCGCCAACAGCAGAGACCCTGGCAAACACCAGAGCTGTCGCTGATTATTATCGAAAGCATCCAAACTCACCGCCGGCCGGTGTCAGCTACGGCAGAGCGGACGCCGCTGCGCGTGCTGCGTACGACAAGGAGCGGTTCGGCGACCATCTCGAATCCGCGATAGAGGGGCGCAAGAGCACTCCTGGCGCCAGCGTTGACGCCTATGTTCGCGGCGCAGCCAACACCGCATCGTTCGGTCTCGCCAATCCGTTCGCGGCCAGCATGGACGTAGCATTCGGCGGACGGTCCTTCACCGATGCGATGCAGCGTCAGCGCGCGATCGACGAAGCCGATCGCCGCGTGAACCCCGGCGCGGCGCTGGCGGGCACTCTCACGGGCGCGATCATGCTGCCGTCTCGTGCTGGGGCTGTTGCCGCGACCGCCCGAACCGAAGCATTGACAGGCGGGGCCGCGGTGCGCGAAGCCATGCAGGCTGGACGTAACGCAGGCGCGCGTCAGCTCGGCAAGGAAGGCGGCATCTATGGCACGGTCTACGGGACTGCTGAGAATCTCGACCGTCCGGACAGGCTCTCTCATGGTGCGGTTTCCGGCGCCATCGGTACCGCGGGCGGTTATGGTGCGGGTCAGCTATTTGGTGCCGTTGCTAATCGCTTCAGCGCTAACAAAGGGGCTGCTGCCGCTGATCGGATGACTCCGGAGGCCGCGCGGGGTGCGCAGGACCTCGGAATCGACGTACCCGGCTATGTCGCGGGGGATATTGCCAACCAGCAGTCGGCCGCCACGCTTGCAAAGTCTCCGTTCGCAAACCGGGTGATGGCCGACGCGCAGTCGAAATTCATCGAGGAAGGCCGCGCTGCGCGGGACAAGATCGCGGATGACACTGGGTCGGCGCTTGAAGAAGCCGCGATGGGAGACCGTGCGCGCGGCGGGCTGCAACTTTGGCGGCGAGCATCGCGTGCGAATGTTGGCTCTTTGTATCGTGACGCGGAGGCTCGTGTCGGCGATTCTTTGGTCAATCCGCAGCATACCATACAGGAAGTTGGTAAACTCATCCGGGAAGAGGGCGCGGCAATTGGCGGCACGCCCGCAATGGATGTTTTACGCCCACTGGCAGCCGATCTTGAAAGAGGCGGCGCTGTGACGGTCGACGGCGCTCGCAAGACTCGCTCGGCTCTTCGGGAGCGCTTGTCCGAAACGATGGCCCCCAGCAACGCCGACCGGATCACAAATCGGATTATGGCCGCAATTGCTCGGGATATCGAACGCGACGCCCCCCAGGCCGCAGAGGCGTTCCGTATTGCCGATAAAGCCCATGGCGAGCGCATGGCTGCGATCCGCGATATTCTTGAACCCTTCATCGGCAAGGATGGGAAGAATTGGGGAGACGTGGTTGCCCGGAACATCATGCGTGACAGCAAGAGCAATGGCGAGCGCCTTGAGGACATGCTGAAACTCCTGCCGCGTGACGCGGCCAACGACGTGCGCGCATCGCTGGTTTCTCAGCTTGGAAGGTCGACGTCTGGCGCACAGAATGCGGCTGGGGATGCGTTCTCGTTTGACACCTTCCTGACTAACTGGAACACGATCAAGGGCGCTCGCGAGAGGATTTTCACGCGCGAGACCGTTCGAGCCCTCAATAAGCTGGCGGCTGTCGCGGAACGGGCAAAAGCGACGGGAAGGGAGCGCAATTTCTCGAACACCGGCACCGTCACGGCTCGCGATGCCTTGATGAAGCCCGTTACGAACGCGTTGCTCGGCGGCACCGGAATTGGCGTCGCGTCCGGAAGCACGACCGCGGGCCTTGCGACAGCCGGTGCCGGCGTGGGCATCATGCTCATGCGCGGCCTGAGCCAGCATATGAGCGCCAAGGCTCTCGTGTCTCCCAAGCTGGTTCGCAGGCTCGCGAACATGCCCGAAACGCCCGAAGCGGCAATGCGATTCTGGAAAGGCCCGTGGGTCAACAACCTCGCCCGCAGTGAACCGACGATTGCTGCGGAATTGACCGGGCTCAGGGACTTCATGGTGCGTTCGCTGGCTGGCGGAAAGGTGGCGGCCGAAGACGACGACCGACCGCCCCTTATCCAGCTAGCAGATGAACCCAAGACACAGGAATAGGCCGCCGAGCGAGATTTGGCGGAAGAGGCGGTTCGGCGAGAGATAGAACAGCCCTACCGCGATCAGGACGACAAAATCGCTGGATGCCATAAGCGCCAAGCGTCTAGCATAGGCCCAGGCCTTGTGCTACACCAGTCAAAGCAGGCCTTGCGCCCGCGCGGTTGAGGGCCGCGCACCGCTACAGAGACAACCTCATCCCAAGCGACTTGCGGATGAACCTCTGTGGCGAGACAGCTATACAACCCCGAAGGCATTTATTCCGTCATCAGCTCCGCTGGTGCGGTCGGCGTCGGCTGGCTCCTCTATTGGTACGAAGCCGGGACGACAACGCCGATCAACACCTACAACGCCGCGAGCGGAGGATCGGCGAACGCCAACCCGCTCGTTGCCGATGCGGAGGGACGTTTCTCGCAAATCTGGCTGGAGCCCGACGATTACAAATACGTCCTAAAGGACGCTGCCGGCGTCACCAAGCGCACGCAGGATACGATCAACGTCCCGGCCACGCCCCCGGCCTTCGCCGCCGGGCTCAACGACTTTTTTGCCGGTAACGCGGCGCTGCCCATTGCAAACGGCGGAACGAACTCGGCGACCGCCCCCAACGCCATTGCAGCTCTTGGGGGCCTTCCTGTCGCTGGCGGGACGATGACGGGCAATATCATCCGGTCGACCAAGGGCGTTCACCCCTATTGGGATGCCGCCGGCATGGCGAACGGCGGCATGTTCGTCACCGTCAGCACCGATCCTGATCCGACGAGTTTGGCGGGCCAGGTCTGGATGCGTTACACATGACGATCATCGTCAGGGACGGGACGAACACGCCCCGCACCATCAGCGCAATTTCCGTGCGCGATGCCGGCAATGTCTCGCGGACCATATCCTCGATCTACGTCCGCGACACCACGAATACGCCGCGCCTCGTCTATTCGACGGGCTCCTCACTCACCGCCAGCGCCAGTCCGACGAACGTCTCTGGTCTCATCTACGGGTCGGGCACCGTCACCACCAATTCAACGACGGTAACGCCGAGTGGCGGCACCGGTCCCTACACCTATGCGTGGACGGTCTTGAGCTACACCTCCGGCACTCCGCCCACCGCCAATTCCCCGACTTCGGCGACGACGACTTTCGAGCAGACCAGCGTCGCGCCGGACACGACTGAATTTGCCACATTCCGCTGCACCGTCACCAATGCGCTTTCCGCAACGGCGACTGCTGACGTGGACATGGCCTTTACTTCGGTGGCCTGACAATGACAAAAATATCCGAGCTTACCGAAAAAGCGACGCTGACGAGCGAGGCCGTAACCATCATCACGGATCGGCCGACCGAAGGCTCCGGCGACTTTCAATCGTACAAGTTCGGGCTGGTCGACCTCTACAACTACCGCGTCAGCATCACATTCTCGACCTGGGCGGCTCTGAACGCGATCACGGGAACGACCGCAGGGCAATCGGCTGCGGTTTTCGGCGAGGACGCTGGCACGCATACCGATCCGGTTGTCGGCGGCACAGTCGCCAATGAGGGCCTTTATGGCTGGTCGGTTTCTCCCGCAGGATGGGAGCGGCTCGGGAACCTCGAATCAGCCGATGTCGCCGCGAGCGCCGCTGCTGCCGCCGCCTCCGCGACGACGGCTGAAGGTTTTGCCGATGACGCCGCAACGAGCAAAACTGACGCGGCAACTTCGGCAACCTCCGCCTCCGGCTCGGCGACCACGGCCACGACGCAGGCCACCAATGCTTCCACCAGCGCGACGAACGCGGCGACAAGTGCAACCTCTGCTGCCGGTTCCGCTACTACGGCGACAACGCAGGCCACCAATGCCGCAACCAGCGCGACGAATGCCGCCACAAGCGCCACGAACGCCGCGACAGCCGAGACCAATGCCGAGACGGCCGAAACGAACGCAGAGACCGCACAAGCCGCAGCGGAAGGCTCCGCCACGACAGCAACCGATCAAGCCACGATCGCGGCGGCCTTTGCCGATGCACTGAGCGGTGTCGAGTCGATACCCGGCGGTGTCTATGCCGGGTTTGCCGACGAAGCCGGGGATATATTCGTTGGGTTCGCCCCGGATCGGGTTGACCATGCGGTGCTCTCCAAAGCCAATGAGATGCCGGACTGGTCGAACAATGCCGGCGCTTCCAAGCTCGCCATTACCGACGATGACGGAAATGTCTTTGCGTCACTATCGCCAAGCCTCGGCGGGTTCGAGCACGCCGACGCGACCGACTGGCGCCGCCGCCTCTATGCGCTGGAGATTGCGTCACAGGCCGACACCGCGACCTGGGGCGACCTCTATCCGGTAACCGACATCCTTGGCCTTGCAGCGCACGGACAGTCGCGAGCGCGCGGGCATAGCTCGACCGGCGTCACCACCACCAACGCCTTCTCTACATCATTCCCGCCGACCTTGGGCCAGATGTTCAACGGGGGCGTTCGCCCTGACGATCTCAGCACGAACATGGCAACCCAAGCCGCCAGCTTCACCGCACTTTCCGAGAGCTATATTGCCTCGGCGGCCGACCCAGCCAGTTCGAACGGCACGACGGACGGCGAGACCTTCATGGCCGGCTGCATCGATATGATCGGTCAGCTTCTGCGTGATGAAAACAATGCCGACCTTTCGACCTTTGGACAGAAATTTCTCGGGTTCAGCGTCGCGCGCGGAGCAACCGCGGTCAACGATCTGCTTCCGACAAACGACACCTATGGGCGGCAAGCCCTGCTCGAAGACCTGATCGACCGCTCTGGCTCGGTAGGCGCGGCGGCGAGCAAGAGCGTTGAAATGGGGGCGCTGCTCATCTCTCAAGGCGAGGGCGACCTAACCACGAACACGACGACCTGGGCGAATGGCTGGCGCGCGATCCACACCGCAACTGAGACCAAGGCGCAGACCGAACTCGGCGGATCGCGCCCGCTTCTCGCGGTCATCGAGCAGATCGCCAATCACCCGCTTGCCGGGAACACGCCGGCTTTGGCTATCGCGCAGGCCGCGCTGGCGTTCAGCGACACCTATTTCACGACCTTCCCATCGCACATGATCCCGCGCAACAGCAGCTCCGACATTCACGATACCGGCGTGGGCTCGTATTGGAAGGGCGGCTTCTACGGCTGGATTTTGAAGCGCTGGCTATACGATGCGGTCAAGGTGCTGCCGCTGATCCCGACATGGGCGCGCAGCGGCAGCCAGATCATCGCGACATTCGATGTCGGACCCAACCGGAAGATGACGACCGATACCGTGTGGGTTGCGTCCCAGACCAACTGGGGCGTGACGCTCGAAAACGGCGCGGGCACCCCGCAGACGATCAGCAATGGCCGTTGGGTCAATCACCGTACGCTCGTGTTCGATTGCGCGTCGGCCCCTCAGGCGGGCTGGACTGCCTACACCGGCAAGGCCGGCTCGTCGTCTCTCGGCCTCTGCAATCTCTGCGACGACACTCCGATCATCCTCGAAACCATCCAGCGCCCGATCCGGCGCTACGTCCCTATCTGGAGCCAAGTACTGACATGAGCATCATGATCCTGAAAGTCCCTGGTGTCCTGCAAGCGGGACAGTCGCTCGGCAAGGCTGAGACGCTGCCGAGCTTCGATGAAGGCGAGGGCCTGTACTTCCTGCCGACCGATTGGGCCACGCCTTCCACCGAGCTTTGGGGAACGGGCAACGGCGCGGCGACGATCACCGGCACTCCGGGAACGTCGGGCCTCGCGGTCGATGCGACGAACAAGCTGGTCTTCCCGCGAACGGCGCGCACTGCGTTCGACGTGAACAGCCAGGTGACCACCGCAGTCATTCTCAAGGCGACCGCGCAGCAGCAGCAGTTCATCGGCTCGGGCACGACTAGTGCGAACGGCTATACGATCACCGGTCTCGCGTCCGGTGCCACCAATCTCCGCGCGATCAGCCACGACGGATCGGCAAGCGCCGCCAGCGATGTGGCGATTCCTGCCGATATGGCGACCGTGTGGACGATGGTGTTCGGCGTGTTCACGCTCACCACTTCTCAGATCGCCTATTTTCGGTCATCCACCGGCCTGACCCTGGGTACGCAAGCCACGAAGGCGAGCGGAGGAGTCGGCAGCAACGCCATCGCCAATCAGGTGGGCGGGGTCTCCGGATTCGGAACGTCGGCTGCGACCGTTGCCGTCGCGGCAATTTGGGACGACGCGCTTACGGTTCCCGAGATGAACGAAGTCTGCGTCGAGGCCGTCAAGCTGATGGCGTCGATCGGCGAGACGCTTTGATCACCACTGGCTCAACTCTGAGCATTCGGGCGAGCAGTAGCCCGAGGCATCCGCGCGCTCTTTGCAGCCTGGGGAGCGGCAAATGGTCCTCGGCTTCGTCATGTCATGCCAAAGCGCATGAAGATAGACGCGCGGGGCATGGAAGATCGCGGCGAACACGGCCAACATACTACCGAGCCAAGCAAGCCCCGCAACCCCAAATCTGCTACACCCCACTGGCGGCTGGAGAGGCCGCGAGGACAGGAGACGTATCATGGCGACATGTGAAGAGCTGATGGCGCAGTTCAACGCGGCGAAGGCGGCCGAGAACTGGGCGGAATGCCAGCTCATCTACGACCAGATGGAGGCGCAGAACTGCCAGCCCATGCCGCAGTGGAGCGGGGGGACGATTCCGCCACAGGGGCCGGAGCATCCGTGATGCTGCCGTTCTATCTCTATGCGAGCGGGCTCATGGCCGCAGCGGCGATAGCGCTCGCTACGGCTATCCGGCACGACAACGCGCAGCTCGCGCGCAGCGTTCTTGCGGTGACGGCCAACTGGCTGGCGGGCGTAGGATTCAACCTTGCCACAGGCATAACAGACGGCTGGTGGTTCAACATCGCAATAGACGCGGCGGCGGCGGCAGTAATCATGTACCGTCCGGCATCGCGACCTCAGTCCATTTTGGGTGTAACTTATTGCGTCCAGATCGCGATGCACTGCGGATATGGGCTTCTAAACCTGCTACACCAGCCCGTCGATCCCATGCCTTACTATAACTGGCTCACCGGGATTGCATGGGTTCAACTTCTCATCCTGGGAGGCTGGAGTGGCGGGCTATGGTTTGATCTTCGCTGGGCTCGTGGCAATCCGGATATTGCTCGGGCTGGCGTTCAGAATATGGACGAAGCCTGATGAACGGGGGGCGCCAAAAGACTGACTGGCTCAGCCCGCAAAACCTTCTGGCGCTCCTCGGCATGGCGGGCATGGTGCTCATGTCCTACCAGAGTTTCCGCGACGATACCCGCGACAAGATCGGTGAGCTGCGCACCGCCGTGGCCGTGCTCAACGCCAAGGTGGAGCGGCTGGAGCATGGCGAGCGATGATCCGATCAAGGAAGCAGCGACATGGTTAGGAAGCGGCATCGGCGGCGGGCTGATCGGCTATATCGCACGGCTCTGGGTCGTGGAGCGCGGCAAGCTCCGGCTCGACCGCCACAAGCACGACCAGATCAAGGCGCTGAAAGAGGCAGACGCTATCATGGCGGGGCTAACCGAAGAAGGCGATTACCACGATTATGCTCGGTACGAAAAGCTGTCGCACGAGTGGCGCAAACGCCTAGCGGCCGGCGAGTTCGGCACGGAGAAGAAGGAGTGAGACTGTGACCTACACCCTTGGCCCCGCATCGCGCGCCGAGCTCGCTGGTGTTCATCCCGGCCTGCAAGCGCTGGTCGAAGAAGCAATCGCGATCACCGAGCAGGACTTTTCCGTCCATGACGGGCTGCGCACCGTCGAGGAGCAGCGCCAATATGTCGCGCGCGGCGTCTCCAAGACGCTGAACTCCAAGCACATGAAGCAGGACGACGGCTTCGGGTATGCGGTGGACTTGGTGCCGTACATCAACGGCAAGCTCCGTTGGGAGTGGAAGCCGATCTACGCCATCGCGGCGGCTGTCAGGGTCGCGCTGGATCGCGTCAACGAGCGCCGGGCCGAAGTCGGCAAACCGCCGCTGTCGATTATCTGGGGTGGCGTCTGGGACCGCAACTTCGCCGATCTTCCCGCCGACGCGAAGGGGCTGGAGGATGCGGTGAACAGTTACGTCACGCGCCGTCGCGGTGTCGGCAAGTCCGCATTCATCGATGGCCCTCACTACGAGTTGCAGGCATGAACATCACCAACATGCTCAAAGGCATCGGCGGCGAGCCCGAGCTGATCCGCACTCTCGGGGGCGTAGGCGTGCTGGCGTACATCTTCGGCGGCATCGGCTTTCAGGCGTGGAATATGTCGCGAGGCGTTGCTTTCGACGTCGTTGCCTTCTGCGCCGCATTTCCGGCTGGGCTCGGCGTGGCGATCGGCGCGGCTGCTGGTGCCGTTGCTCTCAAGGACAGAAATGTCGCTGAGGCGAAGAAAACACAGGCAGCTACCGACACCGTGGACCAAGCCAACGAGGCGGCCAAGCCGTGAGTGAGCAGTGGACCTTTTCCACGCTCAAAGAGCATTTCGACGCGCTCCGGCAAGCCGACAAGGAGGCCGTGGGAACTGCCCTAGCCGCCGCTGAAAAAGCCGTCACAGCGGCGCTGACGGCATCCGAAAAGGCCATCCTGAAAGCCGAGAACGCATCGGACAAGCGGCTTGAGAACCTGAACGAACTGCGCGGCGTGGTCACCGATCAGCAGCGCAACTTCGCCAACAAGGAGCAGACCGAGCTTCGGCTGAAATTTCTGGAGGACGCCGCGGCAAAGGCGAGCGGTAAATCCGCCGGCACAGCGCTGATCATCGCCTACGCGATCGGCGGAGTGGGCATTGCCGGAACGCTGTTCACGATCCTAACCGCCCTTGGGAAAGGGTAACTGAAGGAACCTGAAATGCTTATCACCCTTATCGTAACCCTGATCGTCATTGGCGTTTTGCTCTGGGCCATCACGCAAATCCCGATGGACGACACGATGCGGAAGATCGTCCGCGTGGTCGTGATCGTGCTGGCGGTGCTGTGGGTGGTTTCGGTGCTGTTCCCCGGCGCGCTGCCGTTGGGTGCGCTGCGGTGATGCTGCGGCGGCGAAGCAAGTTTCACGTCGGCAACCCGTCGCTCCCTTGCGGACTTGGCCTAGGACAGCCCCCGCCGCAGCCCCATTCTCTTACCACGGGGATAGGGGGAGGGGAAGTGCTGCGGCGAAGTCGCGATGGCATGGGTAGCGACCACACCATGATTCAGCCCGCTACAGGACGCTTCCGCCGCAGCCCCCAATTCCTACACCCCCACCCCCATCAAGGCAATAGGACATGACATTCGCTCTCGCCGCTCAATGGGCGCTCAAGAACTGGAAGCTCGTAGCTGGTGGCCTCGCTATCGCCGTGCTCGGGATCATGCTGCTGATCGCGCGGGGCGATGCCCGGCATTGGAAGAAGGCCGCGGCGGCGGAAAAGCAAGCCCACGCGCTCACGGTCGCCAACTACCGGCAGGCCGCGGAAATCGCCCGGCGCAAGGACGCGGAGAATGTCAACCGCGTGCGCTCCGAACAGCAAGCTATCACCGAAAGGATCGAAGATGAATATCAGGGCAAGCTCGCTACTGCTGATGCTCGCTATGAGCGGCTGCGCACCACGGCCCGCACCTATACCGGCAGTGCCGGAACTGCGGACGTGTCCGCCTCCCGCGAAGCCACCTGCCTCGCTTACGCGGGAACCGGCTGTGAAAACATTCCTCCCCTCCTGAAGGCCGCGCAGGACAACACCGACCAGCTTATCGCACTGATCGCTTGGACGAAAGCGCAGGGTGAGGTAAACACGAACGAAGGAGGCGACTGAGCTGCTGAAAGTGTTCCGGACAGTCTCGATCAAAGTCGAAGCTGACGCGGCGGCGCAAGCCGAGCTTGTCGCGCTGCAAGCAGCATATGCCGCTGCCTGCAATCTCTTGGTGCCAACTGTGATCGAGTCTCGCTGCTGGAATCGCTACGGGCTTCACGCGCTCGCCTATCGCCGTCTTCGTTGCGAGACACCACTTGGTGCGCAGATGTGCTGTAACGTGCTTCGCAGCGTCACCGCCGCGTACAAGACGCTCAAAGCCAACGGCCAGATGCCTAAAGGCGCACCGGTTCCGGCAATTAGCTTCCGCCGCGGCGCGGTTCATTTCGACAAGCGGACCTATACCTTGCGAGGCGACCGCCTCTCGCTGAATACTCTTGGCGGGCGTGTCACGGTCGCGCTGCTGATTGGCCGACATCAGGCCAAGTTGCTCGCTTGGGGCAAGGCGAAAGAAGCTGAGTTGCACTGCCGCAGGGGGCAGTGGTTCTTCAACCTCATTTTGGAAAAGGAGATCGAGCCTAAGACTTCGGGGGCAGTCCTCGGAGTCGACGTCGGAGAGAACAACCTTGCCGCCACCAGTTCGGGCAAACTCTGGGGCGGCGGGCATCTCCGCCATGAACGTGACAAGCATCTCGCCCTGCGCCGACGTCTCCAGTCCAACGGCTCCAAGAGCGCTAAGCAGCTCTTGCGGAAGGTCTCTGGTAGAGAGCGGCGGCACATGCGTCACGTGAACCACGTCGTTAGCAAGGAAGTCGTTGCCGAGGCTGTGACCATCGGTGCGACGGCCATCGCCATGGAAAACCTCACCCACATTCGCGACCGCATTAGAGCGGGCCTGCGAATGCGCACCAGGCTCCACCGATGGGCGTTTCGGCAGTTGCGAGACTTCACCGCCTATAAGGCTGCGGAGCTTGGCATTGCCGCGATCTTTACCGATCCTGCCTACACCAGCAGGAGTTGCTCCGACTGTGGTCAGATAGGTTTGCGGGTGAAGCATCACTTCGTCTGCAAATGTGGTTGCCGAGCGCACAGCGACGTCAACGCGGCGCGCAATCATGCTCGGCTTGGCGAGAGAGCCCTTTCGCCAAGGGGCGTAGTAAGCCGCCCTGATGTAGGGGAACGCTATCTTGCGGTCTCACTATAAGCTCGCCGGCCTTGAGCCGAAAGGCGTTTACACCTTCTCCTGTGCCAGAATGTGGTCGATCATGACCCTGAACACTTCGGTGTACGACGGGTCATAGTCGGGTCGCGCACGATCCTCAGCCGCCTCCACCATCCCCTCCGATGGATTACGTAGCTCTTGGAGGGCAGATTCCGCGGCGCTGAGATAGTCCGGCTGTCTCGGCTCGTTTATGTCTCGATACCGCCCGCCCTTCTCGCCTCGCGCTGCGATCCACTCGGCTTTGGACGCGAAGGCGTGGTCGAAGTCATCGCCCAACCCAGTCGCTATCGCCCGCGCCAGTCTCTCCAGATCATTCACCGTCCAGCTTCCTCTATCAGAGTGTCGATCATGGCGGTGAATACGGCTTTAGCCGGTTCGCGGTACCGGCGCTGGCCAAGAGGCGCGGCATCGTTCAACCACTCGGAATTGACGTATTCGCCCTTGTCAGCCATCCCCTCGCTCGGCTCCCTGACAGCCTGTAGAACGGCGAGGGCGACAGCCTTTGAGGCGCCTGCCATGAACTCCTCAAACCAGTCTGTGCCGAGATGCGTCGAATCCATGAACTCGGCCAGCGTCATGTCGCGAAGTTCCCAATCCGAACCTTCGACTTCCCGTTGATAAACGCCGGGAAGAGCCGGAAGCGCGGAAACCACCTCAGTCACTGCCCTTGCGGCGCGTTCGAGCGGAGTCATGACTTACTCCGGATGGCGTCAACCATTTCGCGGAACGCTCGCTGATCGACGGGCCACAGGTCGCACAATTCACGCTGCCGAGACCACGGCGAATATGGCATCGTGGGCGGATGGAGCTTGCGATAGATTTGATCGTAGTTGGTCATAACTTACTCCGGATCGATTCAGCCTCCCCTCGCAGCTTACGCCGCGAGGTTGATAGTTCGCGCTTCGACGGGGCCGCAACCGGCTCCCTCCACGCCCGCCGGGCTTCGGCGGTGGATGTTGATCGCAGCGTTCGTGTCCGCATGCGCGCGGTGTCCGCAATCGACGCACTCGAAAACCGCTTGGCTCTTGCGGCTCTCTCGCGCCACGGACCCGCATTCGGAGCACGTCTGCGAGGTATAGGCGGGGTTGACGTAGCTGACGCTGCCGCCCCGCTCGGCAAGCTTGTATTCGAGCTGGCGGGCAAGCTCGCCCCAGCCCTGTTCCAGGATCGATCGGTTCAGCCCGCGCTTGCCTGTGCCGGAGCGCGTCATGTCCGCGATGCGCAGCGCTTCCATTGTGACGGCGCCGAACCGGCGAGCAATGTCCGTGCTGCGTTCGTGCAGCCAATGCTTGCGAATGGCCGCTATCTTGGCGCTGTGGCGCGCGACACGGAGCTTCGCGACCTTCCGCCGAGCCGAGCCCTTCACGCACCGCGCCAGCGCTTTCTGCGCCCGCTTCCGCTTCCGCTTTCGCATCACGCTGCCCATGTCTGGCATGCGGAAGTGCTCGCCCGTCGAAAGGCTCAGCGTGTTCGCGATGCCGCGGTCGATCCCAACGGCGGGAAGGTCGTTGGCGGGCGCTTCGTGCTCACGCTCGGTCGCGAAGGACACGAACCATCGGCCAGCTTCGAGCTTCACTGTGACGTTCTTGATTGTGCCGACGATGGGGCGCGTCAGGCGGAACTTCATCGGTTCGCACTTGGGCAGGCGAACCAGTGCCCACTTCCGGTTGAGGGGCTTAATTCGGCACTCGATGCCCTTCACTCGAAATCCGCTGTGCTGGCTGCGGTTTCGGAATGCTGGGTACCCCGCATGACCAGCAAAGAATGCGGCGTAAGCGGCATCGAGGTCCCGAAGCGCTTGCTCCAAGAGGGTGCGGCATATCTCCGCCAGCCAAGGCACTTCGGCGCGCAGATCGGTCAGTTCCGCCGACTGGCTCGGGAAGGAAATGCACCGGCCAGCGGCTCGATATTGCCGCCACCAGTCGCGCCGCTGTTCGAGCGCCAGGTTATAGACGAAGCGCGCCGCACCAGCGAATTGCGCGAGGCGTTCAGCCTGATCCGGCGTGGGATAAAGCCGATAGCGGTAGGCGCGATGAATCGTCGAAAGGTGGCGTAGCTTCGTCTCAGCCATCCTCAATTCCCTTCCTTCATCCTAACCCATTGATCCGATCGTGGGGGAGGTCATTGCGAGCCAGCTTCGCGGCAATGTCATCCAGCTTCGCGATCAACTCGTCATGCAGGCGCTGCGCCTCGCTTGGGGGCGTCCGGATCGGCTCGCATACATGATCCTTGGGCATCATCGAAACTGGCGCACCACAAGCACAAACGTCAGTGAGCATCACCTAATTCCTTCTCATGCGGGGTGCCCACTATCTTTCCACCCCCTCGGGTCCTCGCTACGGAGGAGGGGGCGAATCGAGTTAGCAGTTTGCCGCGAACCCCACGGTTTTCCGTGGCGTGAACGAACGCGCAACATCGCTAACTTTGTCGGATTTCTGCGGGGCGAGCGCGGATTTGCAGTCCGCTGCGTCACCACTCCGCCATCGGGCCAATCCGGCGCAAATGCGTGGGTTTCAGCCATGCGTCAACCCCGGGTTAGCAGTCTTGTCCGCTGAGTTAGCAGATTCACCCATTGTTCGCCGCTCGGCAAGCAGGAACTCAACGGCCACCTGAACCGGCCCCGGCACGGTGTTGCCGTCGCGCTCCCAATTGCGCACCGAGCGGCCGCCGTTCTTCTCTGATAGCCGCAGCGCCTCAGCCAATCCCTTTTGAGAAAGGCCAAGGGCTTTGCGTGCGCGGCGGAGATCAGCGGGGGTCATCAGCCTACTGGAATGATCGCATCGCACGCCCGCAAAGCGTCACGCAGCTTTGTGGCGGCCTCTCTGCGCGGTTCGACATACAAGCGGATGGAATTTTCCGGCGCATTGGATGCCTTCAATTCCGCCTCTATTCGCCTAGCATCCGCCTCGAGTGAAATGGCTTCGGCTTCGATGCTGTTTCTGAGCGATCTGTGCATCTCGATTTCTCCTTCTCAGGCGGGCTCAACGCCCACGCCCGCTTATAGGAAAATAATTCCGCCGTAGTCAAGGAATATTTTTCCTACCCCGCGCTTTCCATCTTCGCCACCGCGACCTTCGCACGAAGCCGCTGCGAGGCGTATTTGAGCGCCATCTTGAACGTCCGGTGCCCGAGCACCGATTCAATCTCCGCGACCGTCGCTCCCGCTTCGTCCAGTGTCGATCCAGCAGCATAGCGCAGGCCGTGCATCGAGCGATCAGGCGGCATATGGGGCGTTCGGCGAACCTGCCTGTAGAGCGCTGCGCCAAAGGCGTTCGGGTTCCACGGCTCGCCGCTCTCGCGCAGGCAGATCACCACGCCCTCGCGCTTCATGCCCTCTAGATGCCGGCGAAGAACCGAGTGGCAGGCGATGTCGAGCAGCGCAGAAGTCTTGCTCTGGCGCACGCGGACAATATCGCCTTGGAATTGCAACCAGGTCATGCGCAGCACGTCTTCCTTGCGCTGCCCGGTGTAGAGCGCAATCAGGACTGGTGTTTTTAGGTGTGGCGGCGCGTGTTCGAGGAATGCCGCGATCTCCGCGTCGGACCATACGACGATCTCGCGCTCGCCGCCCTTGCGCTTGAGCCGCTTGATCCCCTTGGCCGGGTTGAAGTGCTCAGGGACATAGCTGTTTTCGTCTGCCCAGCTATAGAGTCGCGACACCATTTGCTTGATTTTGTGCGCTTTTCGCGTAGTATCCGCGTAGTCGTCGCGAACCGCCTTTATCATCGCGCGCGTCGTGTATCGGTAGGGCTCTGCGCCCAGCTCTTTGACAAGTAAATCGAGCGTCTGTCCGTAGTCGTCCTGCGTGCGATCGGCGAGGTTCCTGAACTCGGCGCTGGTGCGATACTGGCCGATGAGCCATTCGAACGTCTCGCGGCGCGGCGGGGCCTTCGGTTCGGACAGGCCTACCAGTTCGGCATATTTGGCGTGAAATTCAGCATCGCCGGGGGCGCCGGGCAGCGCGGCATGAAGCGAGCCGCGCCGGAACCGCCAGTACTTGCCCTTGACGACATAGGTGAAGGGTAGGTTAGTCACCGCCACGCCGCCTCTCCAAGAATCGCCGCTCGACTTCGGCAGCTTCCTTCTCGGCGTCGTTGTCTGCAAGAGGCTGATCGTCCAGCCTGTCGGCCCATCGGTCAAGATCGTGAATATCGTAGAGCACGCGCCGGCCGTAGCGCTTGGGCTTTGGGCCATCTTTGCGAAGCGTCGTTTCGCTCAATCCAACATAGCGCGCGGCAAGTTCTCCCGACATAAGCCGGGGCCAGTTCGGCAACTCGTCGCGCGCAGGCGTCACCTACGCCCCCTTCCTCGCCACGAACCGGCCACCTTCGATGCGGTCCACGATCCACCGCGCCGCCTTGGAGGCCCGGCTTTCCTGGGTACGATTCCTGAGCCATGCCTCGCGGTTCTGGCGGTGACGTTCAGCGAGAGCCTGACGTAGTTCGTCGCCCTTCAAGTCGGAAAGGCGAGGGGGTGCGTGGTAGAGGTTGGTCACCTTGTTCCTCCATTGCTTGCCCGGATAGCGGCGGCGAGCATAGCGGCCTTATGCTCCCGATAATCGCGGGCTTCCTGATAGTATTTCCACGCCTCATCTTCGGCAGCACTGGCGTTAAGGCGGAGCGTTTGGCTGTAGCGCCATCCGTCCTTGAAGCCGTACCGAAAGGTCTGCTCTTGGGTCTCCCCAGCCACCGGAGCGGCGGACAGGGCTTCGCGGAGGCGGGACAGGTCAACGAGCATGTGCGTAAGCGCTATTCTTCCCGCGATGTCCGAGCTGGTGTGCGATTGATCGAGATACCCGACTAATCGCTCCACCACTTCCCTGCGCACAGCCACATAGCCAGCGGGGAGGGCGGGCACCACCACGGCGAGAGCGGCGCTAGCGCTCGCATCCGCCCGTGCTTCATCTTGTGTCATTGGGAGTCCTTTGGGGGCTTGGGCTCAGCAATCACGCCGGCTCCGTCGCAGCGGTCACATTGCTTGAGCCTGCCATTTGGGGCGCGTTCGTCGAACTGTCCGTGCCCTTTGCAGCGCGGACATTTGCGTTCGCCCGATGCGGGAACGCCGACATATCGCCTCGCGCTCATCGCTCCGCTCCTTCATCAGTGCGGAGAAGGGCGAGCCGGGACTCGTGCGGTTGGGTGCGCCCTTGGATCGTGCGGCAATCGAGACCCGGAGGCGCGCCGCAGTCCGGGCACTGCGGGTAGTTGTTCTCCTGCTCCACCCCTTGGGAGGGCATCGAGGCGAGGGCTGCACGAGCGGCGGCCTCGTAGCGACAAGCTAACTCGTCTTCGTTGCCATCATGGCGACAAAGTGCTCGCGCCACCCGCTCCACAACGTCCTCCGCAGGTAGGGTGAGGGATTCGAGGGTGTCCAACAGGCCGGGGAGGGCGTTGATGGCTTCGACGATCAAGGTTCCGTCGCCAACGAATTGCTCGATATCACGCCAGTCGTCCGGATAGGCGCCGATGCGGCAAATGCGCTTGGCAAACCCGTTGCGATGATAGTTGTCGTTGGTCGAGTTGCCGATATCGTCCCGCCAATCCGGGTGTACGTTGCAAAGGTCGGCCCCGAGCCGCCACGGAAGCTGCGTCGCCTTCGCCAGCAGCTCCCGCAATCGCTTCACTTCATCAGTCATGGGGATTGTCCGGCTGGAGATTGGGCGCCTGCCCTTCGGGCACCGCGCCACTCATGAACGGAGCCGCATTCGCGTCTCCGCCCTCCGGGTGAGTGTCGCATGACGCGATAGCGCGGGCGTTCCAGATAACGCCGCTGGCGCAGTCCCATCCGTAATACCAGTCGGACACTCGACCATCGAAACGGCGTTCCCACTGGTATGGCGCGATCAAGATGCCGTCATATTCTTTGGCGACATGCTCCCAGTCGATAATGCGCTTGGAGTAATCGCTAGTGCCGATTCGCTCATCACGTCCGTAAAGTTCGTCGAAGGCGTCCAGTTCGCCCACCGAACGAATGTGAAGAATGTTTGCGACGGACGAAAGCGTGATGACGCTGCGCCACTTGAGGCGGTCAAGGCCGAAACTTTCTGCCTCGCACCATTCGCGCCAGTCCATTTCGCCTTTGACGCTGACCCACAATCCCTTTGGCTTCCCGCGCCAGTTCCAGTCCTTGTCGCCGATGAGCCATTGCTTCGTCGATCTGACCCGCACTAGCGGGCGCTTCGAAAAGTGTTCAAGCACCAAGCGCGAAGGATCGAAGCCCGGAGGGGCGAGACCGCTTGCGGGCTCGACGGGAACCGCGAGAGCCTGTCCCGGCACGGGCGCGCCCAAATCCTCGTTCATTTCCTTCTCCTTCAACTCTTGGGGGCGGCACAGGGAGTAGCACCGCCCCCGCCACCGGACGGGGGAGACCGGTGGGATTTCATGCGGCTTCCTCTTTGGGCTCAGACCATTCGACACCCTTGCGCGCGCCGAACTCGTACATGCATTCGATCAGGTCGCTCATTTCCGCCTTGGTGAGCCGGGAAGAGCGGTATCCGGTGCAGAGAAAGTCATCACCCTCCAGCGCAGGCAGGAAGCTCGGCTTGTGCCCGCAGGCGGCCATGAAGATGGCTTTCCATTGGTCGGTGGTGTGGACGCGCCCGTCCGGCTTTGCCCGAGCGATATCGCTGAGCATGGCGTGCATCTTGGCGTTCTGCTCGTTCGTGCGCGTCGCCTCGCGGATGTTGACGACGGACCCAGGCGGGGCGCGATCGATCATCCGCCGTGCCAGCGAGCGGGCGGAATCGGAGACTAGGCGGACGGTCTGGCCGATCATGCTGCGCGCTCCCGGCGTATCTGCTCGATCTCGTGACGCTTGGGGCTGGCCTTCACGAACGCCTCGATAAGGTCCGCCAAGGGAAAGCCGCGCCAGAAAGTCTGCTCGCCTTCGCGATGCTGACGGGCGTGGCAACCCGCCGGGCCGCCGCAGAGGCTGACCGTCATCCAATCGTCCGGCTTCTGGCCGATGCCGGCGCTAGAGCCCAACCGGACGTGCGCGACCTCGATAGCCGCTGTCGATCCGCACTTTGAGCAAGCGTGGCCGCGCACGAAATTGCAGTGTGCCTGCGAACGCCAGCGGCTCGCGCGTTTCGGCTTCTTTGGCAGGCGGGCGGGAAGCATTAGAAATTCCGATGCCCGCGGACGGGGCCGCTGGTGACGAATGGAACATTGTCGTCCAGGTCGTCGGGATGGCTGTCCGCTCCGCCGCCGCCTCGGCTGTCCTGCGCTGGCCGCTCGCCCTTGCTGGTGAAGTCCAGCTCGGCAACGCGAACATCGTACTGCGGCTTGCCCTGATACTCGCCGATGGTGAGCGCGCCGGAGACGAATGCCTTATCGCCCTTGCGGAGCTTGCCGTTCAGCGACTTGGCGCGCTGGCCCCAGATTGAACAGCGGTACCAGATGGTCCCTGCGTCGCGCCCATAGCCGTTCTGCACGCCGAGATTGAAGGTTAGAACGTCGTCTCCGCCCTGGGTCTGTCGAAGCTCTGCGTCCTTGCCGAGATTGCCGGAAATGGTGAGCACCTGCATGGTCAAGCTGCCTTTTTGTTGGGGTTCGGGAGTCGCCTGCGCAGCGTGTCGCGTGCGTGCTCGAATTGAGGGACCGTCAGCTCGCGGAGAGACTTGACTTTGTAGTGCTCGCACATGGCGATGGTGTCGCCTTTGGTCGCCTCGACCAGTTGCGCCAGCTCGGCCCATTGGGCATCGTCGATAACAGGCACCGGAGGGGCTTGCACGTTGGCGCGGCTCTTGTCGTAGAGCGCCAGCCCGAACGGGTGGCCGAAGGTCCGCAGCGCGCGCTTGAGCGCATCGGTGGCGGCTTCCTTGGTTGCACCCTCGATCGCGTCGCCGATCTGCTTGGCGAAGCCGGAGCCGAAGCCCACGTCCTGCCGCGTGGCGCCGCCAGCCGATACCGTGCAGATGCAGGTGTAGGCGGCCTGCCACTGCTTCTCAGTATGCTTCTGGCCGTTGCGCTCGCGCTCGATATCGGCCTGAATCAAGCTGTCCTGGATAAGCTGGATGGTATAGGACCAGCCATCGTGCCCGAAGATGCGATTGGCCTCCGCGATGGCGTGCCAGCCCTCGATGTAGTCGCCTTTCGCGCCGAACTGGCCGGTCGGCTTGACCACGTGCTTGGGGTCCAGCGGCTTGGCGAGTTCATCGCTCTGTTTCGCGGTGAACGTCATTGTACGACCCTCTCTTCGGTGATGTTGAAGCCCGGAATGGCGCGAGCGCCCGCCCGCACGTCCGCCTGCGCTTGAGACAGCAGCCATGCCTTCAGCTCGTCCGGCTGCTTGGCCCGGTAGTGCTTGAGCGCGGCTGCCGGATCGGTGAGTTCTGGCGTCCAAGCCGAGCGCAGCGACGATGAACGCGCGCCACCCGCTACCATCGCCTTGCCTTTCTCGGCACGGCTGGCGAGCCTGTCGGCTTTCTCGGCTTCCTTCAGCAGTGCTTCCGCCTGTTCGCGGGCGGCCAAGTCCGTGGCCTCCGCGGCGCGGCTGGCGGCGCGGGCTTCCTCAGCCTTCGCCTCGGCGATCTTGCGCGCCTCCGCTGCCTCAGCATCGCGCTTGGCCTGTTCAGCAGCGAGGAAGGGTGCGAGCGCCTGCTTGGCGGTGCTGGCCACGAGCGCGCACTTGGCCTTCAGCGGGTTGTAGCGCGCCTGGACTTCCGCTTTGCCGTCATCGAACGGCTTGACTTCGATCTTGCGCTGCGCCTCAGCCGCCTTCTCTGCTTGGCGGGCTTCATCCAGCAGCCTGCCCACTTCATCGGCCAGCGCCTGCGTAAGGATCGGCTCGCCGTCGAGGAAGCCTTGCGCGGTTTCCATCAAGTCATCAATGTGAATCCTGATCCCCTCGAAAGGCGTCAGTCCGGGCGGGTTGTTGTGGCCGATTACGGCCTCTGCGGCGGTTGCCATCACGCGGCCCTTCTCTGTTGAGGGTTGCGGGCCAGCACCTTCGCAATGGCTTCCCGCCTGGTATCTCCGGGGCATCCATCGAATACATTCGCCCCCTCATGAGGGTAGGCGAACCAAAAGGAGCTGCGGCCAAGGATTTCGGCTGTGCCTTCGGTGTAGAGCAGGTGTTCTGCGACGATGCCGGTTGCCTTGTCGGTGTGCAGCGAGAGGCGCATGGGGTTGGGATCGGGCATCAGAACTCCCCCGGTGCCGGGACGGCACGCGCCCGCATCTCGGCATCCATCTCCTCACAAGCCCTTTTGATTGCAGGCCCATTGATTCTGAGCATGTGCTGGGCTGGTGTTTCGTGAGAGAGGAGCTGGTCGATGACGGCGTTGTACCGGGCATCGAATGCACCGAGTGCTCGGGTGTGGCGGCGGGTCATGAGGGGGAACCTTCGGGCGTCCCGGCTTCGCCGTCGCGCTGGCGGCCCTGCGGACCTGAGCCGCTGCGCGTCTCAGCCGTTCCGGCGCTCATCGCTGACGCGGCCAGCTTCTCGTTTAGTTCGCGCCACCACTTGGCGTGCGCTTCCCGCGCGGCCTTGAACGCCGCGGTCGGGACGAAATACCCCTCGCCATGGCAGAGCGGGCACTCCATCTCGCCGTAGTTCTCGCAATAGCACTGATCGCCGCCGCAGTGGCATTCGGCGGTTCCGAGCCCTTGGCAGCGGTCGCGCCACTCAGCATCGTTCGGCCACCAACGCCCGCAGTCGTCATAGAAGCCTTCTTCGTCGGGGTAGTCGTCGCGCTCATCCGCGCTAGGGACACTCACCGGCACGGCCGAGACCGAAGGGCTCGGTTCATGAGTGGCCCGGTCGCCGTCAGGCGAAGCGCCAGAAACCTTCGTCACTTCCAATTCCTCCTAACCAAGTCCGATCCAGCCCAAGCAATCACCACCAGGGCAACAATCCCTCCTGTTGCGAACAGGGCTTTGCAGAGGGTGGGGTAGAGGCTGGTCATGCTGCGGGAGCCAGTTCGCGAGCCGCACGCACCGCGGCAATCCGCTGTTCGCGCGTCATCATGCCGAGACGCCGCCACGCTTCACGCGGCAATTCGACCCAGCCGAAAGTTTCATCGGGGAAGCTGACTTCCCAATCTCCGGCGCCGAAGAAGTGGCAGGGCTCACGGTCCCCCTTGAAAGCGGCCTGCAAAAGCACGCACGCGATCAACCCCTTTTCTGGGCTGTAGAGGCTGCGCAGCGGGCGCTCCACGACTTCCGGCGCTATCTCTTGCCCGCTCATTCCCCCTCTCCCCGTGAGAGACGGAGGGCGGCGCGAGCAGCACGATCTACCTCGACGCTGACGTGTCCGGCATCGGCTTCCGCGAGAAAATCGCGCAACGCCTCCGCGAGAGCCTCCGCCGCCGCCATCTTCAAAGCGAGGGAGTGGGCTGCTTCTTGAGGCAAGTCCTCGGTGATCCAGACGGTCGCAACCACGTCGCTCTCGCCCGCACGCATGATGCCGACGCCAAGCCAGTTGAGCCCGTCCTCTACAGTGTATCTCTCAGCCATCACTGCCCCCGTGTTTTGGAAAGGGCGGCGTCGATGCGCACCAGATCAGCTTGCGCCAGTTCCACAATCGAGGCGTCG